ATGAGCGAGAATAAGGATTACAACATCAAGATCCCCCTCACGTTGAGGAAGAGCACCAAGGGCACCTATGTGTTTGCCAATGAGGAGTTCGGTTTCAGTGGCATCTACGTACCAAAGGGGCTGTTTCCTGAAGGTGCGGTTCCAAACTCAATCACCATGACTCTCACTCCCAATGAATGAACGCTGCCCCATCTGTGGTGAGCACACCGTCGAACCTCACATCAAAGCGTGGGAAGGTGGGTTTGCCGCAGAAGTGGCGTATATCTGCACTACGTGTGGGATTGTTGGATGGTGGGCCTATGGTTCTTATGGTCCGAATATGCCTTTTGGGAATGTCTGATGAGCGAATTTGGCGATCTGCTAGACCATCTGGAAGGGGCCGATGATGAGTCCTTTGCAGAGTGCTGGTCTGTGTCGATGTCTGATGAACGGGTTGCTGAAAGCTTCGCCCAGCACACACCGGAAGAGCAGGAAGAAATTCGAACCTACATCCATCAATGGTGGGTGGATCACAATAAAGCTCAATTCGCCATCCTTATTGTGGATGAGGCTACCAGGGAAGTGATTGAGAAATACCGGTCCATGTTTGAAGACATTCCAGGGTGGTCAGAATGAACGAGTGGGATGAACTGCTGGAGCATATCGAAGAGCATAAGGATGATCCGGTCCCCGAGAGCGAACCTGAACCTGTGCCCCAGGATGATATGTATTGGGCTGAACTGAGTAAAGACCCACATGCCTATGCGATTCGCTTAATGCAGACCGCTTGGGATCTTCGATTACCTAGAGAAGTGCAGAGTAGGGCAAAGGTGCGGTTGTTCCATCTTTGTTGGGGGGAGCATGAGCGGATGGGATGATCTGTTTGAGCATCTGGAAGAAAACCCAAGTTGCCCTGATGTGGTAGTCAGCAGGGGCGATGTCGAGAATGTGGTCGTCCAGTTGATCGTGGAGAACGAAGAGCGTCAGGACACCTACATCTCCGTGGACGATCTGGTTCATCGACGGCTGGGATTCCAGAACGTAGTGACCCAGCAGGCTACATGGTTTGGCATCTGCACAATCCGAGAGATGCGACCATGTTTCATATCAAATCTCATGTGTACCCAACGGGGCCGACAAAAGATAGCCGCATGGATCTCAGCCGGTCGGGTTCCGAATATGAATGAAGAGGACCGCAATCAAATCATTGATCGAATTGGAGAGCCGTTCAGTGCGTTGTTTGAGCCCGATCCTGAGTAATAATTTAACATAGGAGTGTGTATGCCGCATGATGTGAATGGAGAACTAATCTCTGACAACGATATCGTCTGGGTGAAATGTAAGGTGAGTGGAGTATCAACTTCCGAAGAGGCTTGCAATGTCACAGTGCAGCCTGTCCTTCCGCCCTGTGGGTCCACCTACAACCCCATCATTGTCCTCAACACCCAGCAGGTAATGAAAAATCCTGGCTGGATTGATCCATGGGACGAAGAGCACTAAGATGGAAGTTTGGGAATGCCCCGCTGTGATTGCAGCGGGTAAGATAGCGGCGGAGCATTTGAAGTTTCACAGAAAGATGATGAGCGGTGGTATGGCAAAATACAAGGTCGAATGCTTCAGCAGAGGAGCCTGCATTTTTACCGAGACCGTAGAAGCGACCGACGAACATGAAGCCAAGCACATGGTGAACAAGATGGCCCTGGACCAGGGGCTCTTCCCAGTGCATTTTGAAGCGGTAGAGGAAAAATGACCAGTATCATCAATGAGGATGCACTCACCTATCTGCCCTCTATGCCTGCTCAGAGTGTAGATGTGGTTATCACCTCCCCCCGTTATAATTTTGGGAAGAATTACCCTGGAGTTTCAGATAAAACTTCAATGGATGACTATTTTCAAGAGATGAGAGAATTGGGTAAAGGGCTTTTGCATGTAATCAAAGAGGAGGGGGTGGTTTTTCTTAATGTAGGTTGTAGAGCGGCTAATCCATTACATGATGTGAATGTAGCTCAGTGTTTCTTGGATGTTGGGTGGGTTCTTCAAGAACGTATCATATGGCAGAAAGCTGATGAAGAGGGGAATGGCCACTTTACTCCTATAAACTCTAATGTTTATCTTAATAATTTGTGGGAGAGTATCTTCCTCTTCTCTAAGAAGGGAAGAGTGGGGCTTGACAGACTGGCTATAGGAGTGCCCTATAAGGATCAAACCAACATAACTCGATGGAAAAGTGGGAAAACAGTCCATTGTCGTGGGGATATCTGGAAGATCCATTATGAGACGATCCAAAGCAGAGATAAGGATAGAGCGGGGCATGAGGCGACTTTCCCTAGGGAATTAGTTATTCGTTGCCTTCGTCTAATGGAGAAAGGCAGGACAGGTCTTACAATTCTGGATCCTTGTTGTGGGATTGGAACAGTCCCTTGTGTTGCTGAAGAACAAGGGCACATCGGAATTGGCATAGAACTAAGCCCGTGTATTGCACTAGCCGCTAGGACTAACTTACAGATTAGCCAATCATGCCCATAATTTACGACCCTAATCCAAGTTACCACTACCCTTTCTACTGTTACATCCACATGCTTCCGGATTGGACACCTTTCTATATTGGCAAAGGGAGCTATCGACGGGCTACCTGTGTTTCACCATCTTCTAGGAATTCTCACTATAGTGAGGTAGTTAAAGAGATAGGGGTAGAGAATGTCCTTATCTTCTTGTTCCCCACACAAACTGAAGAAGATGCATACTTGTTAGAGGTGATGGGAATATCCTGCTACACTACTGCTTTTGAACTCTGCAATAAATCTGCTGGGGGGTATGGTGGATCACGTGGATCGAAACGTAAGCCCATTTCTGAAGAAACTCGTAGAAGGATGTCCATTGCTCAGAAGGGAAATAAAAACTCAGTTGGAAATCAAAACTGGTTAGGGAAAAAACATCAACCAGAGACTTTAGCAAAGATGGTTCACACACAATTAGGGCATGAAAACTACTTTACTGGAGAGCATACGGTAGAAGCCAGAATTAAGATGTCTGAAGCCAATAAAGGAGTGGCTAAGTCTGAGGACCACAAGAGAAAATTGGCTGAGGCTAATATAGGAAAAAGGGCATCTGAAGTTACCAAGGAGAAGATGTCAAAATCCCGTAAGGGAGTCCCCAAATCAGAAGAGACTCGAAAAAAGATGTCTGAAGCCCGTAAACGAAGAGTATCAAATAACAAAGGAGAAACAAGATGAGCAAGAACGTTATCTGGCCAATCGGCCTCAAGAAGCCCTCGAAGGGGGCGCACTCAGAGCGCCAGACATCCCATCGTGAAGGCTGGTTCCAACTGATGGTGCAGACCGCCAATGGTTGGGTCGGTGGGCCGAAGTTCCAAACCCCATGGGTGCCTACCTGCATCCCCGCTGACAAGGTGTTCAACCAAGCGGAAATGATGAAGCGTAGTTAAAATTGTATTTCTAAGGGGAATTCCCTTATTTGCTTAAAGGAGCAAAACAAATGAACAAACTTCTCAAGAATGCCCTGGTCGCTGCTTCAATCCTACTGCTAGGGACTGGTGCGGCTCAGGCTCAGACGACTCAATTCGGAGTCCAGGGAACCATCTCCTTCCCTCAGTCTGATCTTGGCACTCTGGTCAATAACAATGCAGGGGCCGGGGTGGGAATCAATGCTCGTGTGGATCTGGGCAAGGGGAACTCCATCGTTCCTCGCTTGGACTACACCAGATATTCGAACACCACGGATGGTGTTGATGTCACTGCGGATGTGACCTATGTGGGAGTGGACTACAACTATTATTTCTCCCAGAAGTGTGGAGTAGGCCCTTACGTGGGACTCGGTGCGGGTTTCGCTAGCGTTCACATTGACGCCTCTGACGCCTGGGACTCCTTGTCGGTCAATGGGTCAGCCCCCTACTATGACTTCAATGCTGGCTATGCGTTCACCCGGCACTCCTCTGTTGAAGTTCGATTGATCAAGGCTACGATTAGCAACTTCACTGGGAACTTTGATGGCTACAGTGCCTATTCGACTGAGAACTTCTCTGGTCAGACTCTGGATGTGTCCTATATCTACCGTTTCTAAGCCTTAGCTCAGGCTCTGACCCCAGCATGAAAGTGCCGGGGTTTTTGTTTCGATGAGGTAAAAATTATTCTCGGTTTTTTCTTCTCGATTCGAATCAACCCTGAGTATTATGTAAACTAACATAACATAGGTTGGTCCGATACCTTCGAATCAGACGCTCCATGGACATCCTGTCCAATAGATCTAACGATCAACTCAAGGGAGATTAAATGAACAAACTTAACGCACTTCTCGTCGCCATCGTGGCAACCGCATCCATGGCTTTCGCCAAAAACCCATGGGAAATGACAGTCACTGCCGGTCAGAGCGGCCAGGGCGGGGCCTACGAGCAGAAGAACGACAACAACTGGACTGGCGCAGGTTTCACTCAGACCAGCACGGTCACGGCCACTGGCGATGGTTATGGCCAGATCACTGCTTTCACCAGCGACAAAACCACCGTCGAGGGCTCCACTTATGTGGGTTCCAAGGATGCCTCTTCTCTGGCCACTGGCTGCATGTTCACCGATTTCAACACTGGTGGCGGGGTCAATGGGAGGAATGATGTCACCTTCAGTGCCAGCGGAAGCATGAATCTTGGTGCCGCATCCTACTTGAACAAGGGTGCGAATTTCGTCGGTGCGGAGGCTCTCACTTCCGGTTCCTTCGATATCAACTCAGGCAAGTGCGGCAACTTCCCTCTGGGAGTTTCGGGCAACGGTCAATTGGTACAGTCAGCCTTCACTTGTGTCAACTTGGGGGCCACCTCCTTCAATGCCACTTCGGTCACAAGCTCTTTCGCTTCTGCTTGCCCTGTCAAGTAAGCTGAGTCCTCGCACTACCTAGGGAGGGGCCAGTCCCCTCCCTCCTTTCCCAGGAGACCCATCAAATGAAACGATTCCTTTCTCTGGCTCTGGCAATGTGCATGGCTCCCCTGGCGTTTGCCCAGGATCCCACTCACACTCCGCCAGTGCCCATCAGCACAAATGGTGCTACCGCCACCTCCACCAACACTGTGGGTGCGGCAATCAACCAGACCTTCGCAGCCGGTGATCCCACTACGGGTCGCCTCTTCGTCAACCCCGTGCAGCCCTATCAGGCTCCTGTCGCTACCTATCTGGGACCATGGGCCACCGGCTCCAACATCCTGGATGACCTCCGGACCCTTCCGGAGACCATCACCGTCGAGCAGGCCAGACTCATGTATAACGGGGGGGTGAGCGCACGGATCAATAAAATGGCCGATGGCTCATACCAATTTCGTTCCGTGCGGCTGCTCCGTCAACTCCCGCTTCGTCCCGTTCTGAACGATGGGAAGCCTGTCCTCTCGCAGGATGGCCGCTCCTACCTGATGGAGCCGGATGAGTCCCGCTACAAGCGCATGGGCTACATCTTCCTTCAGGGCAACGCCAAGGCTACAACCTTGGATGTGATCAGCAAGGCTGTGTTGGTCGGCCTGGACAACGGAGCCAACGAACTCTTCCTCATCAAGAAGGTCTCGAACACCCAGACCAGCAGCACCGGTTGGGGTATCGGCATCGGCTACGTCAGCGGTGGACTCAACGGCAACGAGATGAATCAGTCTCAGGCCGCTTCGGGTGGGACGGGGTTCAACCATGCGACCGCCAAGCCCCAGTATACGGAAGGACTGATCGTCCTGGCCCTTCAGGAAACTGATGCGCCTCCTGCTGTTATTCCCCCCCTGCCGGTTATCGAGCAGCCCAAACCCATCGTGGTCCCGGCTCCCGTAGTTCTGGCTCCGGTTCCCGCTCCTGTCGTAGTCCCCAAGCTGACCAAGCTGACCCTGGATGAGAAGATGGTCCACTTTGCCAATGGCAAGGCCACACTGACTCATGAGGGACAGGTCGTGATCGACAAGTTGGCTGCGGATCTGAACGGCAAGTCTGGCTACACCCTCTTGGTGGATGGCTACACCAGTTCGGTCGGCTCTCCGGCTCTCAATGAGAAGCTGAGCAAAGAACGTGCTGCGGTTGTGAGTGAGGCCCTGGTCAAGGCCGGTGTGCCCCGTGAATCGATCCAGATGAACGGCAAGACCAGCAAGGATCATGCGGCCAACCGCCGAGTGGAGATCACGGTCGCCACGGCTACGATTCAGTAAAAGATTCCTTCATCCGATACCGGTGTCCTTAATTGGATGCCGGTATTAGTTTTGAAAGGAGAAGAATTGTGAGAGTCAAGAGCATGAATCTCCCCGTTCCCCGCCGTATTCATCCGATGATTCGCAAGCATATGAAGCGGGTCTCTGATTGGCTCCGCAAGGTAGGCTACCGGGCCTACCATTTTGAAAAGCGGGTCAACCGATATTCCTGAATAGAAGTTTTCGAAAGTTTCTGTCTACAGATTCCCCAAGCAGAGAGTATTACATCATATGGATAAGTTCACGTAGATTTTCTTATCAGGACCAAGCAGCCGTAATTCATCGGTAGAATGGTTTGCTCTAACCAGACTTAGGCGGGTTCGACTCCTGTCGGCTGCACCATTGTATCAAAATTCCAAGGAGGACTCGATGTCTTAGACTCGCCCACCCTAACCTGTGGTATGCCCCACTGAACCAAATCGCATCAAGCCATTTCGTCATAAGGAGACATATCATGGCAACCATCATCGACATCAACGAAACCAAACAGCCTCATGCCCCCCGGTTCACTGAAGAACAGAAAGAAGCGTGGCAGAAGGCGAAAGCCCTTCTCAAGAGCGGAATGACCAACACCCGTGCGCTTCACATCGCCATGTCCGAACTCCGCAAAGAGAACGGTCGGAAGCACAAGGGTCCAATCGAGACTGAGCCCAAGCGTGACGGCAAGCTGACCGAATATAAGGCTAAGCTGGTGAGCAGCCAGATGGCCGCACGGGTCGCCCAGTGGAAGGCTTATCTCCGTGATCCTGGGAGCCAGAAGCTCTTCATCATCGTCCGGAACGACCTCGAAACTTCCCAGAAGGCAGTGCAGGCCAGCCATGCGGCTGCGGAATTTTCCAAGCGCCACCCCCTCGCCCCTTGGGTCAACGGAACGATGGTCCTGCTGATCCCCGATCAGACCAGTCAGACCTTCCAGCGTTACCTGGAGGCCCCACACAGGCCAGTCAGCCCCACTTACCAGCATGATCCTTTCGAGGCATTTTGCCATGACCGCTTCTGGCCGTTCGAGTTCCAGACCGAATGGAGGGAGCCGGATCAGGGTAACCGCATCACCGCTGTGGCCGTCCTCTCCTGCTTCAACAATGAACTTTGCAGCAAGCAGCATGGAGTGAAGCTCCTCTAATCTGCGTGAATCAACTGAGCCCCGCTTCGGCGGGGCCTTTTTGTGGGTATTAGTTAGGGTGAGGTATGAAGATGCAGAAGCTACGCAGAATGGATGCACGGTTGGAAGTAGATGTGACGGATGGTCAGCCTGACATAGAGGTTCTAAGAGAAATGGCCCAACGGCTGGCGATTAACCTACTCTGTGAGGATGACACAACATGCGCGGGTGTAGGGAGTGACAAATACTGCATAACCTATAACATCCGACATTACGATGTCCCAGATGGGACTCCTATATTCAATGTGGATGAGGCAGCAGACCATCTTGAACTTACAACTCCTCCAATCATTCAGCGAGTAGAAGTTCCAACTCCAGTCCCATCCCTTTCTTTTTGGGACTTCCTAGCAGGTAGGAGATAAAATGATGATAACAGCTTACAAAAATTCAGGACACGCTCTAGTCGAAGATGCCTTAGCAATCATTTTGATAACTCTTATTCTTGCGTGGACTTGGGGGCTATGAGTATGCGAATCGTCAGTGCGGCTGTGTGTTATCAAGGTGTGATCTTCAGTCTTCCGGCCCCGAATCGGCACCATCATATCCTTCATGCAATGCATCAGATGGGGCTGCCTAACAGTAGCCATAGGGAGCAGGGATTCCTTACGGATGAGGGGCACTACATTGATCGACTCGGAGCATTGGAGGTCGCTCAGGCTGCTGACCAGATCATTTCAAATGAGACGACCTGGGTTCCTGCCATAGGTTTGTTTACGGAGGATTTATGGTAACAGCCCCACCCTGCCCACTCTGCCAGCAGCCTCTAAAGCGAGTCACTCAAGGCCCATATTCCCCTCTGAACAGCGATCAATTTGATGCGGTGAAGGCGGGGGATTGGTTCTGCGAGTGTAGCAGTAACAGTAGGGGTCATGCCCCCTACGCCTACTTTTGGAGCAGGGAAGTAATTGTCATAGCTCCCGACTATCAGATTTAAGTTAAGGGAGGGTTTATGGACAACCCACATTTCACCTCAGATGATGTTCGTCGCCGCTTAGCTACGATCCGAGAAGACTTGGATCATGCTTACAAGATTGGAGCCAGGATTGCATCCCACGAACTTAGAGGGTATGAGCAAGCCCTCCAATGGGTATTAAGCTGCATGGAGAGTAAAGATGTTCCTACAGATCCCGAGGCGAATGGTAGGTAACTACTACGTTTGGCAAACCAGCACTTACGGCCAGGAGTTTCTGGACGGGTCGGCTCCGGCTGACATATACAAGATGAGACCGATGCCCTGCACCCCTGCGGGTGACTTGCAGGCCAGCTTCGGCACAGCCCTGGAAGCTGACCTGATGCTTTCCGCCCTGGAGAAGCTAAGTGATGAGGACAGGGAGATTGCATTCCAAATTTCCCGTACGGGTAGATAAATTATTCAAGACTGCAAATAAAGGAGTTACAAATTTGCTCTGAAAAATCTTCCCGATCAGTATCTTTGCAAAAAGTTCTATACAAAACACCTCGAAACAGGGTATACTAGATACATGGGGGAAGAGAACATGACCAAGACGAAGAAAGAAGCGATGGATCAGGTCGAAGCGAACGCCCTGATGTCGTGGAAGATCGCTGCTCAGAACGCCATCCGCGATCTCGCGGGGAACAACAAGGAATTCGTCGCTGATGATGTGTGGGGCCTGCTCCAGCGGCGTGGTGTCCCTGCTCCTCGTGAGCCTCGTGCGCTCGGCCCGATGATGAAGCTGGCGGCGGTCGCTGGAGTCATCGAGTGGACGGGTGTTCACAAGCAGTCCCGTCAGTCCCTGAACCATCAGCGTCCGGTGGTGATCTGGAAGTCCCACATCTACCGTGCCAAGCCGGTTCCGAAGGCCACCGTCACGGTCAAGCGGGGCGGGTTCCTCTCCTGGGTGAAGGCCATCTTCACCGGCAGGGATCGGGTGATCGCATGAGCGAGACTCCTTACAAGGATATGGAGTTCAAGGATCTCGTGACCGAACAGACCGGCAGAGCCCCCATGCAGTTGGGTGCGGGTTGCACCCTCAAGTCCATCATGTGGGAGGCCATGTCTACCTCTCTGATGTGGAAGCAGGAGCGTGACAAGGCTCTGAAAGAATAGGATAAAGTATGAACATCACCTTCGAAGAGAAGTTCAACGGCGGAAACCCCTGGACCCTCGTTTACCTGGGTGGTCGTCAGGTCGGCGTGATCAAGCCAGAAGCCGGGGGTTTCAAGTACTACCCTCATGGGGCCAAGAAGTATGGCCAAGGGGCAGTCTTCCCCACTCTGGCGGAGTGCAAGCGAAGTCTCAGCGAATAACCCATACCCGGTTCGTCTAAATGGTTAGGACACTCGCATTTAGGTAGTATGTTTGTGTAGGATTGCCTTGAGTAAGCAGTGTAAAGCAAACCTACCCGATACCGCATCAGCTAGTCGGGGCTACTCACCTCAGAGGATCTGATGAGGAACGAGTTATATGGGTTCGAGTCCTGTACCGGGTTACCAATCAGCATCCAGATTATAATTCGGTCTGGGTGCTTTCTTTTTGTTAAGAGTGAGTAATAGGTAAGGAGATCAAGGAGTAAGAAGATGCCCTACATGCCTGTGCTGACCGCCTATGGAAGTGCTACGACTTCACTGACCGGAGGGATCCAAACTCTTGTCTGGCAGGACACCACTCCTACGGAAAATAGCTACGAGGATAATGATTCTGAAGAGGGCTATGCCAAGACGCAAAGCTCTGATATGAAGATGACGATGAAGTCCAATGCGGAATACATATCGAGTCGAACTCCCTACAGTGTGGACCTGATCTTCAGCTTCGTCAAATCGAAATTTTCCAAGCTAGAACAGCGCGAGATCGAACAGCGACTCCGGAACCTACGGTTGGTCATCCAGTCGTGCAGCGAGACCGGACAGATCGCCCTGGCCGACCAGATGCTCATCGAACAGGCGACTGCAATCCGTCAACAGGAAGTCGCGGCAGCCGGTTACGATACGTTCGTCACGCTCAAAGACGTAACGAAGTTTAAAGACAAGACCAAGACCCAGATCGACTGGGCTCCGTTGGAGAAATTCCCTCGGCCAATCCCACAAGGAATCCGAAACAAGATCGCCACCGTCAAGAAGAAGAACTTGTTTGATGAACTGATGGTCCTGTTTCACAACCCCACCAAAGAGCAGCTTAGCTCTACCAAGGAGAAGATTATCTCCAAGGATCCAATTCTGTTCGGACGGTTCGCCTATGCGCCTGAAGCCCTTTACTTCATCTGTGACTGGGAGGATGAAGTGTGCCATCTGACGATGAAAGAATTCGTCAAGCAGCTTTCTCAGGCCGACCCTGAGTTTGAAACCCAGACGGTGAAGCCGATCAGCCGCAAGGAAGCGGAAGCGATCAAGGAACGGGCGATGGAGAAGGCTACGGTTCTCAACCGCACCAATCGTTCCTCTTACAAGGAACTTGCGGCCCTGGACGATTTGAGCAATCAAAAGTTCAGTTGGAAGCTCGTGAAGACAGTATTAAAGACTTTGTGGAAGACCAGAAAGAACGGGGCAGACTGATGGCAGAAGAACCCAATAATCAGTGTAGCAAAGAAGTAGTTCTTGCTCCAATGCTTAGGTACCGTGACCCGGAGGGGGAGCAAACCTGTGCGTGTAATTTCCAGGGAGACTCCTGCCTCTACTTCGAACTTTGCAATCCCGGCACGATGTTCGCAAGGTGTGCGCTTTTGGGAGGCCCCAGACTCACACAGAGACCTTCCGGCTGTCACAGTTTCGTTCCAAGAACGGCTTGCCCACTCAAAAACCTTCCAACTCAGCCTGAATCGGTCCGGAACAACCAGATTGCGGATGACACGGATATGAATATTTACTAACCAGCCCACTAATAGGAGAAATGGAATGGCTTTGGATTTTGCACTGCTAGCTAAAAGGCGGCAGGACTTGCAGGACATGAAAACTCAGCTTAAATCTGAGTTTTTCGGCATGGATGATATCATTGATCGGGTTACGGCCTCGATTTACACATGGTACATCTTCCCAGAACTCATCACCCGACCTGTCATCGTCAATCTGTGGGGCATGACCGGAGTGGGCAAGACTTGCCTAGTCAGACGTATCAGTCAGATCCTCCACTTCTTTGATCGCTATGTGGAAATCCAGATGGACAGCACCAGCAGCGGCAGCGGATTCTATTCGAGCAGTATTGCTACGATCCTCCGCAATTCCAGCATCGAAGAGAGCACCCCTGGCATCCTTCTGCTGGATGAGATTCAGCGATTCAAAACGGTGGGTGGTCACGGTGAGGATGCACCGGTAGAGCGGTTCCAGGATGTCTGGATGCTACTCTCCGATGGTAAGTTTGCCGCTGACAGCAGCTTGTTCCGTGAGGTTGAGGAGATGCTCAACTATCAAATGTGGAATGGCAATGGGGGAAAGTCGGACGATGAGGACGATGAACCTGAAGAGGGGAAACCCGCTAAGAAGAAAAGAGCCAAGGCTGTGGTGGTGAAGAAGTTCTTCATCAATCCGTGGGAAGCCCAGAACTTGAAGAAGATTCTGAAGCTCACTCAGCCCGTTCAGGAGATCATGACCTGGAACCTCGCCAGGGTGCAGTCCGAACTGATCAACATCCGCACCCGAACCAATACGTGGGAGACGGATTATTCGAAATTGCTGATCTTCGTCTCCGGAAACCTGGACGAAGCGTTTAGCGGGGCCGAGGCGACTGAGGATTGTGATACGGATGCGGACATCTATCATAAACGTACCCGGAAGATCAGTCAGTCCGATATCAAGGAAGCATTGCGGAGGCGGTTCAAGCCTGAGCAGATTGCTCGTCTGGGCAACAACCACATCATTTACCCCAGCCTATCTAAGTCCTCCTATGAGGCTCTGATTCTTCGCACTTGCAACAACTACGTGTCGGAGATGGAGCAGTTGAGCGAGTTGAAGTTTGAGTTGGACCCTGGCATCTACAAAGAAATCTACGAGAACTCTGTCTATCCGACTCAGGGAACCCGGCCTGTCTTCAGTTCGGTTCATAAGATCTTCAGCGGAGCCCTCAGTAACATTGCCCTATGGGGTCTGGAGAACCAGTTCCAGAGCATTCGCATCATCATGATGCCAGTGGAACAGAAGCTGGTTGGCATCTGTGGGGACCAGCGGATTGAGATTCCGATTGACCTGGATATGCGATCTACCCGTAAGCTCAACACCCTGGATTTCAATACGATGGTTGCGGTTCATGAAGCCGGTCACGCCTTGGTCTACGCATTCTTGAACCGGCAGGCCCCGGCTGAAGTGAAGATCAATCTGGCCAGCTACCAAGGAGGCTATAACACCTTGGAGCGGGGGAGCGGGTTCCCAATGAAGATTCAGGTTAAACATAGCCTCGCTACCTATTTTGGTGGGGCGGCTGCGGAAGAGATTGTTTTTGGTTCGAATCGTCGGAGCACTGGTTGCTCTCACGACATCAAGATGGCTACGTCCGTGGCGGCTCAGTATGTCCGTCAACACGGTTTCGATGGAACGATCAGTCTCATCACCGGAGAAAACGGCCTGGACACGGACTACAACACCGCTGTGGATGCTACGAATGATGCGATTGAGAACCTCTGTCAGGAAGGACTCAAGCAGGCCAATTCGGTCATCGTTGAGCACCAGGAGGCTTTCAAACTGATCGTTAACGCTCTGCTGGACAGCAAGTGCTTGACCCCCCAGGATTTCAAACAGCTTGTGGGCCATCTGCTCGAAATCAACCTCACCGAACCCAGCAGCAACCATAACACCGCTTGGCTCAGCTACAGCCAGAAAGCCTAGGAGACCATATGCTAACCTTGCTCCTCTTCCTGCTCTGCTTCATCGGCTGGGAGATGAACATTTTCAAGCTGGTAGGGGATGATGTCTCCATAGGCATCAGAGTGCTCCGCATCATCGGGATCTTCGTCTTCCCCCTGGGGGCTCTGATGGGCTACCTGTTCTAAGGAGAGACCGATGGCGATCTACGTTAGAGCCGTTCGACACGGCATCTTCTGGGACAAAGTTCAGTTCGTGGCCACCAAACACCACGAAGCCTACTTTGAAACCCTCATCGGAGAGAAGGTCTTCTGGGTGAACAAAGGTGATTGCGTGACCCTGCGGATGTCAAAAGACGATTTCTGGGAAGTGGGGGATAGGGCCAGATCCCTCTCTGCTTTGATCACTTGCCATAATCAGACCAAGTTCCCCTGGGATTGGGCCTAAAGTGATCTTGGCATCCGCTGGAGACACTTCTTGCATGTGACGATCCCATTGAACGCATTCGTTAGAATGAACCAACGGTGATCCATCTCCTGACCGCATAACGTATGGCCCGAATCCATTGAACCGTGGATCGGGCCATAAGTCGTATCGTCCTTCCGACAGCGGGAGGCTGTGTAGACGCAGTTGCTGTAGGCTAGACTTTGATCTTCATGCATCGGAGCATTCTCTCGTCGTAGTCGGTGAACTGGATCTTGGGAGCGGCGTTCAGTTCGGCCACCAGACCATTCAGATCTGCTTCCGCATACCCATGAGCCTTCATGAAGCCGTCAAGAGCGGCTTCCGTATCGATAACGGTGACTTTCCTTCGTTTGGGTTCCATAACCCCTCCATAACCTATGATACCGCATTTCGAGCAAATTTGTACATAAAAAAGGGGCCGAAGCCCCAGATTTATTTAGCACTTTCCAAGTGCTGTCGAGTCGTCCGACTCTTTGGCTTAGCCTTGAGCTTATTCGGAACCCGACGAGTCCCCAGAGCCAAGCCCTTGGTCAGACTCCGACCATGCTTCTTGAGGGCTTTGACTTGGGAACACATCTCATCTCCTTTAGATATTTTCAAACTTCTGACGAAGCCGTTCATATTCGCGCAGTTCGGCCCCCGCCTTAGCTTCAACTGCGGCTCTCGCTTTTATGAGCACCTCAGCCGCATGGACATCTTTTGCCGTCTGTATTGGATCTTCAGCATCAAAGACGGATTGCGGAATGGTCACCATCCCCTCCATCCGCTCATGCCAGCCGTCCTCCCAGGAGTAGGAAACTTCAACTACATCATTAGAGAACTCCACGGTGTCCACTGTGAACCCACTGATGACCCCGTATGCTTTCATGATGGGGTCCACTACAGCATCTCGGTGCTGCTTCTCGTGATCGAGAATTGCTTCAGCCCTTTCGACCCTGGCTTGAAGCTGTCTGAGGTTAAGACTCATCTCATCTCCTACATGTAGCCGAGAACACAGCCCAGCGGCACGACGAGAATGCCGACGACCCGCAGCACGGCGATCCCGGTGATGGGCTCGAACGAGGTGTGGGCCAGCTTGATGATGTTGTTGACCCAGCCGAACACACAGGCCGGTCCAACGACCAGCAGGGCCAGGGCGAAGATCAGTTCCACCAGAGTGAAACCTGCCTGCGAGATCTTATTCTTCATACGGTTCATCGGAACCCTCCATACACATAGTATACCCAGGCTTGGAGAGTTTTGTATAGTATTATTCGTGGAAAAGCTCGTAGGCCAGGATAAGTCCTAGACCTAGCAGTAATATAGCGCCGGGGCTGTGCAGCGCACCCGCCAGCACCACCCCCACCACTGCTCCGAAACAGAAGGGCTTAATTGCTGCTTGATTCTTGAGCATTTAAGTAAGTCTTTCTGGCATTCCACCACCAATACAGGCACCACACACTCACCGCACCGTTGAAACCAGCCAGTCCCCAGGTGTGCTGGCAGATAGAGTTGATCGCGCAGGCCGCATTCAGGGCTGACATCACCAAATCCAAATACATTACGAATTTCATCTGATCCTCCGATACATAATACCCAACTTCCCCTATACATCTGAAGTGAAATCTGGGTATATTATTAGTAGAGGTGAACGATGACCCAGACATTTGTTGAAGCGATGGAAGTGGCAAAGGCGGAGGTTGCACAGCATCTGCCTCAGTGCTGCGAGGAGATTCTGCATTGGCATGACACCGGCATCCTCATCGACGGCTATGTGAGAAGCATCGCGGCCAAACTGCTGCCCTTTGAAACCTCCCATCACCTGGGAATCATCGAAGCAATGATCAACTCTCAGGCAATGCACCAAGTCGTGGCCCAGGATAAGATTGGACAGGAGGGGTCGGATGGACTTTAAGGTGGAGGAGCGACTTCACAAGAACTGCCCTGCCTGTGAGAGGGCCGCATACGCTGCTTCGTGGGCCGCGATGATCATGGGCTGGCCGACCGCCACCTATGAGGAGGTCAAATGTGGGAAAAGGGGTGTGCGAATCGTGGGGCATTCGGCTCGGGTGGGGGTGCGGAATGACGATTCCTTGGCTCGGGGGTAAGCCCATCTATCAAAATGGCCTTCAGGTATGCGAGGTTCTTCGGAGTCAGGGGTTTGTGATCCGCAACCTCCGACCCAATGGGACGGTTGGGGTCTGCTACACCACCAAAGTGGCGGAGGACATTCACTCATGGTTGGATGAAAATTACCCTGGCTGGACTCAGTGATTGAGTAATAAGTTGTAGCGTTTAGACGCTTTTGGAGGACAGATGATTTATTCGAAATTGCAAATCGCGGATGCGATTCATACGTATGTGAATATGCGAAAATCCTACATCGCATGGAAGCGACAGGTGGAGCATGATAAGGTGCTCCGTAGTGAACCTGCGTTCATGGAGTGCAAGACGGAACTTAAGAACAAGGAAGCAGAGCTTCAACAGATGGCCATGAATCTGGGAATGGATGAGTGGGATGCAACTCAAGGGGCCGCAGCTTTAGGATTTCTGGATGGATTTTTGGCTGGTCTGGGCTGTCTTCCGGCTTACCGGGCTCAACGGACTCTCGGGGAAACACCTCAATCGATCAATCCGATGGGCGATGATTATTATGAAGAGGATTATGTATAACAAATACCAACGACTCCAAATGGAACTGGAACAGACCGGCACGGGCCGGATGAAATGCTTCGGATCTAGTATGACACCGATCTTACCTTCCGGGGGAGTGATGACTACCTATCGGAAGCAGGATGATTACGAGGTAGGGGATATCGTGTTTTGTCGAGTCCATGGAAGATTTATAGATGCTCATTTGATTACCAAGAAGGCCGAGTGCGGCTTTCTGATCAGCAACAACCACGGTCACGACAATGGCTGGACGAAACAGGTCTTCGGCAAGGTGGTTCAGGTTGAGTGGAACGGTGGGGGCAGGACTTTTTGAGGTGGGTATGGCCAAAATAAATATCAATGATACGGTTCGGTTCAGGCTGACTCCGCACGGTGAAGCCATCTGGCAAGCCTATCGGAGTCAGCGTGGAATCCCGTTCACCCCATTCAACGCAGCAGATTCTTGTGGCAGAACAGAGATGCAATTATGGGAAATGATGCACATCTTCGGTCCTGCCCTCTACATGGGGTCAGAGCAGATCATCGTAGACAATGAGGTTATCGTATGAAAATCAGAATCAACGTCGAAGAAATCAGGGCCATGAACAAACGGAGGGCTGAGATCAATGCCCTGGAGTTCAAGGATATCGAATGGTTAGAAGATGGGAAGCCCATCCAGATCGACCCATCCGTTACGGAGGACTGGGATTTTACCGGCATGGGAAACTATAGCTTCGTGGAGTATGTGATCGATTCCGATCCTGAACATCCACGAATGTCTGTGATGTACCTCTGGAAAGAGGAAGAAGATGAGAAGAAATAGAAAAGATTTCCTATCTATTTGAGGTGGATTTGGGGTATCATACTTAAAGCCCCTTAGTGGCTGAGGAGAGACACACATGACCATCAATCAGATCAGCACCTCTCGTGGACCTCTGGAAGAGGTTCGGAATGAGAAAGGGCGGTCTATCACCGCGATCAGCATCACCAATTTGCTCGGCCTCACCCTCGCTGTCTTTCAGACCCGCTTGGGCCTGCATCTCAAGACCGAAGAGAAGCAGAAGGTCGTGCCGCTGAGCAACCTGCGTGAACTGATGTTCAAGGTGTACGAGAGCGATGTCCCGTATGAGAAGCGGCCCATCCTGCGGTTCCTTCAGCAGGAAGCTCAGGATGAGATCCAGTTCATGCCTCAGCCGGATCGTCCCCCTTCGGCGGAATACAAGCCTGCGGCTGAGCGAATGCCCAACCCCATGCCGGTGATCTCGCTGGCCCCTATTGGCCCCGATGAGATCAATACGGTGAACGGACGAGACCTTCATCTCTCCCTTCAGGAGTCCCAGCCCTATGAATCGTGGATCACCGAAGCCATCACTCTCAGTCGGATGAAGGGGCGGAGCGGGTGGGTGGAGAACGAAGACTACGCCGTCTTCGAATCCAAGATGTTCCCCAGCAACAAGAAGATCAGGGAGTATGCGCTCTCCTTGGATATGGCCAAGGAACTGGCCATGATGAGCACGGGTATGAGGGGTGAGCAGGTTCGCCGCTACTTCATCGCTCAGGAGAAGAAGCTCAACCAAATCGGTGGAGTCATGCAGACTCTCAAGGGAATGGGGGCCACGATCATCGAAGCGGTCAGCAACATCTTCGGATCCCGCATGGACCAGAGCGACAAGATGCAGCAACTGATGTACAGCCAGCAGGTTGAGCACAGCAATCAGATGAACCTGCTGCTCCAGGGTCAGCGGGATCTGAGCAATCTGATCTGCGAACTGATCCCCCTCATCCCCGACAAGCCTTCCGAAGACGAGGCTCCCGCTCCTGAACCGGTGCGGCCCAGGATCAAGCCCGACACCTACGTTCAGACCTATCTGGGGCAGGATGTCTCCAGGCTTCTGAATCTCCCGGTCAAGAACTCCTCTCTGGGCCGAAGTGCGCTCGGACTGGCGGGTGATATGGGGTGGATGGAACCTTACGGGGAGCATTACTGGAAGACGACCCCAATGGGTCGGGCCAATAGTTATGTCTCCCATGGTACGCCTAACGCTCACTTCACTCAGAAGGGTCTGGACACCCTGCGGGAAGTGGTGGAGAAGAAGAACATCAAGGTCTAGCTCTTATCAGGACACCTAGTTGCTACCCATGGAAACAAATCTTCCATGGGTATTTTGTATACCATCTCACCATAATACCATGTGTAATTCCAATCCTTGAAGATTGCTTCCTCGCCTTCAGGCCAAGGCCGATGCAGCACATCTCTCGCATAAGCCAACGCAGGCCCCGCACCCTTGGCGATTGCCTCCTCACCCTCTGGCCAACGGTGATGTAACACCTTCTGAGCATACCAAAAAGCTGTGGTGGGATTACGGCTGATAGCTTCTAGTAGCCTTTTGCTAACTAGGTTATTTTTGCCTAGTGCTTGAATCACATTGGATCGTAAGGATTTGGTCTGGCTCATACGAAAGAGTCAGAAAGCTTGAATTTTGCTATACGAATCAGTTCGGATGTGGGTATAATAAATAGAGGAGGTCCGCATGGACATGGATGGAGTTGACGCAATCCATCAAGGAGATGGTCTGAAGCCACGAACCGTGGATAAGATTCTGGCGTGGGCGGATTTTGTGAGGACTGACTTCACTTGTCAACTACTCCCGAGTGAAATGGCACACCGGGATATTTTTGTGCTGACTGATGAAGTCAAAATCCTACGGAGCAGGGTTGCAGAATTGGAAGTTGATATTCGCCGCACCAAATCGGCATACGATTACGTTTGCTGGCTCACAAAGCAAGATAGTAATGCAATTTACGACAAAATCGTCAACGGAGAGGGTTAGAAATGAAGCAAATCTACCCCATCTACCTGGACGAACGGATCGCACGAGATCTGTGTGACCAGCATTGCCGTGCGGAATTCGATAGGGAGACCCGTTTCCACCCCAGAACTTGCCGGGTACGCTACGATTTCACGGCTCGTCTGCTCCGAACCGGAGAAGTGGAACTGTGGGTCACTTATGACTATGACGATGGGTTCCGCATGGCTGCGGGTAATGTCCTGCGACAAACTCTTCAACCTTTCACTAAGGAGCAAATCGCTCAGATCGTGGGTGGGGAGAAATTCCGACTGGCAAAGGCCGCTTACGACGAACGTAAGCGTAAGCAAGAAGAACGTGCAATTCGTAAACTCATGGGGAAGATGTTCCCTACCAAAAGGAGAGCCCGTGAAATACATCCGCTACGACAGTCTTGACATCATCATGTTCGGGGATCACGTGCCCCACAGCACCATTCATCAATGCCTGAGTTGCCGTTCTGACCTCATTAGCGCAGGGTTTGTCAACCCTCAGACCTGGGAATGCTACGGTGAGTCCGTCAGCCTGAAACGCGCCTCGCTCAAGGAGGACACGGACATCTTGCGAATCCAGAACCATATTCATGACATCCCCCACCCCAAAGCTGACTATCAGCGAGGGTATGATGCGGGATTCGACGCTGCGACCGGAGCGGATGACCCCAATCCGATGTGCTGAGATGGGGCTAGCGGATAAGTGGATGCCCTTGATAGAGCATATTGTCTCTCACTATAAATTCGGAACGTTGAATAAGGTTTCGGTGAGACCAGTGTTTCGGCCTGATCAAACTCGTGTTCTTCTTTTCCGTATCTGCATGGAAGTGGTCCCGAATAATGGAAAAATGTTCCAGATCGTGTCCACTCCAGCCGTGATTCCGATGGAACAGGACTGCTTCACCAAGGCTAAAGTCATTTGTACGGCGAAGGCCGCATGTCGGAGGGTCAAGGATCACTATGACATTAAACGACTTTTTGATTCACCATCTTCATCCATGCATATCAACCAAATCAGAATCTCCCCAACCGGAAGGGTGCCCTATGAGTATGAGTAAGAAAAGCTATCCTATCCGTTGGTATGACTGGAGGAGAGGGCGAATCAGTCTCAGTTGGCTGGTCTGGCGACAGAGACCTTATGGTTGGAGTGGCACGGAGCAGAGCTTTCTGGAGTTCGAGGATAACGATTACCGTAGCCTATGGGTGCATGTCATCCTGGGGGTTTGGTGGAGAAGGTGTAGGACTCAAGAGTCACATTGCTAAGGAGCGAAAATGTTCTGGGTCGTTCAGGATAACATATTCAGCGAAGCAGGCCACGAAGCCCTATTGCAGGCCCTGGAGACGGGCCACATCGATTATGTGCTGTGCCGGTTCCTTCCCCATACCCACAAGCTCGTCCCACACGACCCTGACCTTTCTCAGTATGAAAATACTGATCAGATGCCAGAAATACAAGTTCCGCAGAACCGTCTCATCATGGTTTGCGGAGCTACGTTGATGAACGTAGTGGCGAAGGAACGGGGCTGGGTGCCGGGGATGCGGAATCCATAGAAACCATATGGTTCATAGATTTCCTTTCCTTTCGGCTGCCCCTTATCGACAGGGAAATAAGCAGCCTTGTCTTTGATCTTATGTTTTAGCTCTCCGGTCCCGCCCCACGTAGCCGCATGCTCAACCGCTGGACTCAAAAGACCCAATCGTTTCAAGGTTGCGATTATAGGGTATAGCTTCATGATTTACTCCGATGCTGCAAGACCCAGCCGTTGACGAATACGTTATCCATATCTAGCCGCATCCTAACCTCATAGAAGAGTGCGGAAGTTGCGGAATCCAGTAATATGTATGAGGAGTCAGAATGAAAGAGCGTATGACCAAAGAAAAGCTTATCCGTTTGCTCCATGACCCTCGGATTCCCGATGACACACTCGTATGGATAGTTTCGGGTTCGGATGAGGAATGGCCAGCCTATGCGTTACGACTCGAACACCCTTCCACCTATTTCGCCAATCGGTTGGTTCTATCGGATCAGGATGAGCAGGGATTGGGTGATGAGGGGTATGCAGACTAGCCGGATGGTGGACAGTGAGTAAGCGGCCAGAACGAATCGAGCAAATTATCATATATGGGACTCCAGTCGTATATGATGGAGAATGTTGGTGTGGGCACAGACGGTTAGTCAGATTCAAAGGTGCGTTGTTCTGCGAGAAATGTCATAAACTCAATATGGTCATCTGTTCGGAGTGGCTCTGATGCTCCGATTCCAAATCGTTAAGGCCAACAGTCAAGCAGAACTTGACAGCTTAGTCGGCAGAGCCGAGTCGGAAGGGTGGAGTCGGGTTGGAGGCCAGAGCGGGATCCTCAGCTACAAAGGCTCGAAGCTGACCGCGAAGAACTTCATCGGTGAGGAAAAGCATCAATTGATGCGGCGAGAAGAACCAGAGGAACGTAAGTATGACCAATGAGTGGGATGAATTGTTTGACCATCTGGAGCAGAACCCCGTAGAGAAGGAAGAGACGGAGGATCCGATAGAAGATTGCGATTCAGAATGCTTCGAGGGGACAGAGGTCGCAACCCCCAGTCCCATCCGCCCACGACCCAGAGGCTATGGGGGAGAAACAATTGAGGATTATTGGGGAGAACGAGCCGAACAGTTCAGAAGAGAGTATCAGAACGGAGCATCCGCAGGAGGATTTGGTGTGTGAGGAAACGATTCAAGTTCGTATTTCAGATCTCTCCCCTGTCCAAATAGGGTTGAGCCCTCTGCCTTCAGATCTGAGTCATGCGGAGAAGAAGGAGTTGGTCTGGGCTCTGCTACGTATCGGTAGGGGGTTGGAGCAGCTACCAGATCTGAACGGTTAGTCTGTCATTCGGAGCAATGACCAAGCCGCCTCTTCCTGAAGCCGCCGGACTTCTTCTCGATGACTCCGCATCCATTTCACTCTGGTCAGCGGAGTCGCTGGGTGGGACTCATTCCAAGCCTGAGCTTTTGCAGAGACCGAAGCCACCCAAGCCTTATGAGCGGCCCTGCTGGCTTCGTAGGCTTTCCTATGAGCCTCTCGCTGAGCCCTGCTGGCATTAGGATGGGAACTGAACCATAGGCGGTTCTCTTCCTCTGAACGACAATCTTCGCACCGCTTGAACAGGGGCCACGAAGGATTCTCCTTCTCGAACTGACTCTCATCCTTCAGGATTCCGCAACTGATACACTTTCGCATCTTAGCCTCCTAGTTGGCCTTGCCAACTCTTGACTGATTATACCATAGGTTGAGGGCGGATGATATAAAAAAAGGCCGGTGCCGATTTGAATCGCACTGGCCTTAATCATGCCCTTAAAGATGCTATGTATGTTATCAGCTTGGTTTGCAAGCTCACACAGTTAGGGCTTCTTGGAAGACTTGTCGTTCTACCCTAGTGTCGTTAGCTTCGGTTAGAAGCTCACACTAATGTCATTAGCTTCGGTTAGAAGCTCACACAGTTAGGGGGCATTCTGGGGGCATCCATACAAACTCTTGGCTCGTGTCATTAGCTTCGGTTAGAAGCTCACACAGTTAGGTGGTTATTCGAACATGGTTACTGCCGGTTTCAGGTGTGTCATTAGCTTCGGTTAGAAGCTCACACAGTTAGTTGATCCGGTCATCGTGGGGGACCAACCCAAGCAGCCCTGTGTCATTAGCTTCGGTTAGAAGCTCACACAGTTAGGGGGCATTCTGACGCCCTTCAAGGTCCGGCAGATATCGTGTCATTAGCTTCGGTTAGAAGCTCACACAGTTAGCGTCCTCAACAGGTTCGACGGGGGCGGACGTGTCGCGTGTCATTAGCTTCGGTTAGAAGCTCACACAGTTAGCAGACCCCGCCATTCGGCCTCGCCGCACCCACCGACGTGTCATTAGCTTCGGTTAGAAGCTCACACAGTTAGTTTCCATTAGCAGATGTCTCCCATTGACCAGTGTCATTAGCTTCGGTTAGAAGCTCACACAGTTAGACCTTCTCGTCATCCCCTGCCGGACCGGTGACGCCGAGTGTCATTAGCTTCGGTTAGAAGCTCACACAGTTAGGCCAAACCGGAATTCCAAGCCTGCCATTCTGCTGCGCGTGTCATTAGCTTCGGTTAGAAGCTCACACAGTTAGGGGTTGACTCACAAATAGCGGCAATCATGGAGTTTATGATAGCGATTTCGAGCAGTCTAGTCATTTCTTTGGAAACTTCTGGAATGGCCCTCATTCGCACAGCCTAAATAGCTGATACGTATGATTCGAGCGACTCCCAGGCCCCCCTCACCTAACCTCTCGCCAAATTGTCAAAGATCCTCACCCTACATAATACTCAGAACGGCATCTTCTCGATCTCGACCCGTTGCTTGAGCAGATCTCGCCGCAGATTACGCTCCGTCTTGTCAATCCACTCCACCCCATCCAGATACCATGTGGGTCCGGTTCCGGTCAGATGTGTCCTGGCCGCTTCGAGCGATCCGAATTGATAGAGGAGGCAGCCCTTCATTCGCTTCGCTCCCTCGTCCGAACCCTTCAGATAGACCTGATGCAGATCCGTATGTCGGGAAAAGAATCGGTGGCCGATGTTCTTCGCTGCGTTGATGTCAGACGGCACCGATTCGATTTGGCCATCCGGCGTGAGGAAGAACAAATCCCGACCCTTCCGGTACCCAATCCGACCACTCTCATGATGCACCTGAGAGGTCTGAGCCTCAGAGACGGTTACGACTCCGATCCCATACCACTGAGCCGCATTAATGATCGCATCCTTAACTCGTTTTGGAGACCAGAAAGCAGTGAGGAAGTTCTCATCCCGCTGATTCAGAGTCTTGCCATACCCCTCAAGGTCTTCTAGCACGATCAGGCAGCAATCATTCTGATGAGCGATACGGACGATCTTCGAAGCAAGTTGCTTGAGGAAGTTATCCTTGCAGCCATTGTAATCCAGCTTCTGCTGTTCCAAACAGATGGGAATGCGAGAGTTATCCGTACCCAGATAGCTGAGGGATCGGGTGACCCGTTTCCGCTGTTCAAGGATGTTGAGCCACTTGAAATCCTGATCGAACTTCTGATCAGCCATTTGGTTCTGGGACAGATACGACCGCCTCCGATTCCGCAACGCTCCGAACTGGAGTGTCACATACTTGAACAGAATATTGATGAGGAAGCTGAAATCCTTCTTGACAGACTCCAAGTTGTTTTCGTACCGCTTCATCATCTGATCCATCTGATACAAAGGATCCGGATCCTTGCTGAACTGTTCGAAGATCTGACTCCTTCGCTGACCCGCCACCTTGTAGTCAGCGAAGAACCGCTGAACCGTATGAATCATATCAACCAGATGAGAGTCAGCCTTCAGACCTTTGCCCTTCGAACTGGATTTGACCTGACCGATCAGATGACCCAGGTTCTTATATGCGTAGAACAATTCCGTGTAATCCGGGTCATCAGCAATCTCCATCTCTCCACTGTTCAGAATTTGAGACGGATTCGCCACACCTGTGATGGTTGATTCGGTGACGGCCCAGGCGAAAGGACTGCGGATACCCAGGTCCACTGACATCACCTTATAGGTCTTACCCTGAATCAGATTGAACCGTTCAACCGTCTTCTCCGTATCCTTCGACAGATCTGAACCCGTAGCCGCTGCGGAAAGGTAATACTGCAAGGCAATGTGTTCCTCAGAGGCTCTCATCCCCTCTACGGACATACTGAGCCGCAGGAAGAACGCTCCGTTCCGATAAACCAGAACCGGTTCCTTGCAAATAGCCGAACGCTCCGTTCCCTTGCGAACAAAGTTCAGGTAGGTGGATTCACCTTCTGGATTAGACCAGATTTGGAGATCCTGAAGATAAGAAGTGGGCTTCAGAGTTGAACGATGCCCTCGGAGTCCCTTGGTGTTCATCGCTATGGTATAAACTTCAAAGTTGAAGTTCTCTTTCCGGTCCCCAACCTTGACATACAGCCGCTCCACCTTTCGACCGTTCCGCATCAACACATCCTTGTCGTTATCCCAAATCACTCGATCAGGAAGCTCAGAGCCCGTAGCACTGATCAGATGCTTGGTGTAATTCCCACCCAGCAGGTAATAGAACCGATGGTAGTCAGCCTCACCGACAAACGCATAAGCGGCAGTCTTCCGATGAGCCCGATGGGACATGATGGCTTCGAGCAGATGGAGATGTTTGAGGATCAGGGGCTTGGGGATCAGATCATCCTCAGAGGTCTCCAACGTGTTCCACAGTTCCGGCATTTCAGCTAGCAATTCGTAGAACTTAATATCCAGGCTAAAGTCAATATGCTTCTGCCCCACATCCTTTCGATTCGATTTCAGATAGAAATGCTCGGTCGGAATCGTGCGTTGCTGAAGAGCCGGGATGATACAATCCCTCAGATAGTGATGAACCCGCTCATCGAAATGACCGATCAGGTTCAGACCGATACAGGTATCAAAGAACCGCAACAGGCTCTGCCGAATCCGAACCGGAACCTCAGCTTTCATCTGCTGGATTTGAACCTCTTCCGCCGCATAGGACTCTTCGGTCATCCGCTTCATTTCGATCCAACCCTTCAGATCAGACATCACATCCTTAGTGATGGCTTTCCGTTCTGGGGCGAACAGCGTAGCGGTGAAAGGAGGGCGGGAGAAGAAGCCGATATGCTTCAACGTATTGGAGACCCGAAACAAGAATTGACTGTTGTGGCTCTTCGGATCCGCCACATATTCGGTCAGAACGGCCCAATCCTCGGCGGTCATCTGATCCGTCTGGATTGCCCCTTCGAACAACTTCGTATACATATGATTGCCTTGCTGACAGTTCAGCAGGCCCAACCACAAAGCCTTCAGGCAATTGCTGAATTGCTCGTAACTGATGGTCCGGTCGGTCCGCTCGTAGAGAGCCTTACGCTGAGCCGTCAGATCCACCCTTTCACATCCGAGTTCTCGGCTGGTCTGATTCTGGGTCTTCTGCTCCACCCAATCCAGCCCCCAGCAGGGGACTTCATTGTAAAGTGCATGATATGTCTTGAAGCACCGCTCATACCGATCCCAGAACTGGTCCTTCCGCAGATCGGTCTTCAGTTCGATCACTCTTACTCCACTCAACTCCTTTGTCATGTCTGGCTCTCCTTTGAGCGTGTGCTGCGATGAGCATCTATAGGGATGATACCACATCTTGCGAGAGTTTGGATACAAAAATTTCTGAGACATTTCAAGAAAGTAAAAGTCTAACAATAGTTTATTAAAAGGCCGGTGCCGACTCTACGGAGAAGACACCGGCCTTTTAATATGAACCTTCGCAGGCCGGTGCCGATTTGGGGTCGGGAAGAATTCCTCATCAGGTGGACCAGAGTGGGTCAGAATGGCCAAAAGTGGAAAAATCCCAGGCTCGTAGTCTGCACCGGCACATTTTACCCACTCCTAATTGCCCGGCATTTTCTATCTACTCATTCCGTTTATGAGGAGACCGGCAAAAATGGCAGCGTTTGGAGTCTGTGGACAATGTGGGCAAATTTTACTGTGCAAGACCTGTGCGGCGAAGAAAGGCACCTGTCTGGACTGTGGGAAACCTGTGACTCGACCGGGCACCCGATGTCACCGATGTCAAGGAAAGATTAATTATGCGAAGTACCTGAAACCCGCACCGGCCCTGGATATCATCTGGCCCTCCGTGGATGAGCTTGAGCAGCGTATCTGCGTGGCCGGTCAGACTGAGACGGCTCGGTATCTGGGGATCAGCCGCACCGCTCTGCTGGCGAACTTCAAACGACTCAAGGCTGCGGAACTTGACGCTTGGCTTGACGGAAAGCTCGTAGGGGCCGGTGCCGATTTACAATCTGTCAAGGATTCTGATTCTGGCTCTGAGACGGAATGACAAAGTGTAAAATCCGCACCGGCCCTGATGAGTGAGGCCGGTGCGGATTGGGGTATTGCCACAAGTTTCCAAATAGAGTTGTGGCATCAGCGAATCAGAGTCCTGCCAGATACCTGGGGTTTGCCTCTTTCTTCGCCTTAGCTCTCAGATTCCCCAATGTGTATTTGTTCATCCCCCATCTGACAGCCAGATATCTGAGGCATCTCCATGAAGGAGGAAGAGCAAGCAGAAGTTCTAGCTGATGAGGCTTGATCTTCGTGAGGGCTTCCGCACTCCAGTTCCCCAGTTGTTCTCTGGCTAATCGGATGTTCTGAGCGTGAGTCACGAGTCTGAGATTAGTAATGAGGTTGTTGGCTTTGTTCATATCCATATGGTCTATCTCCAAACCAATCGGCACCGGCCCATTGTGGGTCTCCCATACGACATTGTGGAGGCGTAGGAACCGCCGCTTACCATCCGGCAGCTTCCAATTCATCATGATATACCCTGCGTCATCAGGCACACCTTCGGGCTGGATCCAATCCATGTGCTTCAGGTTGAACCATTCGATGAAGTCCCCACAGATACGGAACGGCCATTCATTTCCGGCTGGGGTTTCCTTCGGTCTGTAGAGCAAGCGATGCGGCATCATCAGAGCCTCCATCTATATGATACCCTGTTTCGGCTGAATCGATAACATGAATCTCGTAACTTTCGATTACGCATATTATGTTACATTGTTTATAACAGCTAAGTGTTGATCAGATAGCAGTTAAGATAATTCTTATTAATAGATTAACAGGCAGAAATTGCCTTTATGAATCAGCAGATCGGCACCGGCCCCTGCCTACTCCCTTTACTCTCAGCGCCACACCTCTTGCTCGGGGCAGCCATGCGAACATCGCCAATCAACTACTTTATCTAGGATGAGGTCACTGGGTAGAGTTAGAGATATGAGCCCTTGCTCCTGCATATACTCTACGGTGGAGTCCCAACTATACACCCGCTCCAGCGCAGTCCGTAGCTGGGGGCTGCACAGCTTGGTGCGGGTGAGCGTGACGGCAGAGAACGGTGTGAGCATATCAGAGGATCGAAAAGTTGCGAAGGCCGGTGCCGATTATTTCTTGCCCAGGAAAAATTCGCAGCATATTTTTTGCACCGTGCAGATATGGCCGATGGGTAAATTTAGCACCCCCAAACGTAAACTAGGCATAAAATGCCGGGAGGGGCCTATGGGTCGGACCATTTTCCTAAAATTTTTCGAGTTTTTGGTTCGGCAAAATAGGCCATCAAAAAAAATCGCGCATATTTTTTCTCAATTTTCGATTCGGCGTTTTACAAAACTCGGCACCGGCCTCAGTATTATGTTAGCGGAGGTTCATATGTCCACCCATAGCTTTGAAGAAGATGAAGAGATACGGCGTTGCATGAGTCCTGAAGAGTGGAAAGAGTGCAAAGAGTGCAAGCTGATGATGCCGAAAGAATCGGAGAACTGCCCTTACTGTAGCGGTCGGTGGGACAAACCTTGTGATGTCCGGTGGAGTCGGTAAGCCTTACTCCCCCACCCCCTCCACATCTCTCGGCAGCTTCGGATCAAGCTCCCAACCGCACTCTCCACACATATCCATATCTGGGTCATCCTCGCTGATATACCTTGTTCGGTTCAGGTTGGACCAACAGCCAGGGCACAACTCCGTCCAGGATAGCGATTGCATTGCTCTGACAAGTTCAGGATTATACGCATAGACCAACGCTACGGTATGGCCATCCCAATCCTCCATCTCCACCCTCCGAGGATCAAGCAGGGCAGCTACCTGTTTATTGATCTTGGACCCGAAGATATGATTCGGGGGATCGAAGTTGCCGTCCAGATCCCCCAGAAGGAAGTATTGGGTGTCCCATGCGCACACCACTTCCACATCAGTCTGACCCATCTGTTCGGGTTCGCAGAAGATCCATACCTTCACCCCCTGGCCGCACATCGGCTCCGTCCATTCGGCTATGCGCTGTTTGATACGGGGGCTCATCAGGCCGGTGCGTTTCAATACTCTGATTATATGAATGAAGCTGTCCATTACTAGTCCTCTTGGATTTGTTGCTTGGTGATGCCCTGCTGCATTCGCCATCGGTTGACGATCTTTTCATCCGTGCCCGTATCTATGCCAATCCGAACCCCCATCAGTTGCATCATATAGTAATAGGAGACGTTATACTTCTTCGCAATCAACGGCTCCGCGATGGGCCATACGTCCCGCAGAACGAACTTCGCATAGTAGAACGCCTCATATGGATTCCGCAGGGCTCTGGCTTCCGTCAACTTGCGAACCTGATCGGAGTATAGTTTCTTCTCAGATAAGACCCTCAGAACTCTGAACCATACGTCCCCGTGCCTCACCGCTCCATTCATATTAGGGTTTGGAAGCCGAATGAACAAAATTTCTTGTTCCCACAGGGTAGATAAGAAGTTCCGACCGGCCCGAGTATTATCTTATGATGAGGAGTAAGGATGACCGAGTTTGACGTTGAGGGTTTCAAGTTTTGTGCAGCTATGGCTGAACAGTCCAGAGAGACGTTACAAATCGCACGGGATCATGGGTGGGAAGACCCGAATCAGAACGATGGGGAATTGATTTGTCTGATGCATTCCGAACTGTCCGAGGCGTTGGAAGCGTTGCGGCATGGTAATCCTCCGTCCGAGCATATTCCTGAGTTCAGCGGAGTAGAGGAAGAGTTGGCCGATGCGGTGATCCGAATCATGAATTATGCGGCGAACAAAGGGCATCGGTTGCCCGAAGCCATCCTGGCGAAGAAGGAGTTCAACCGTAACCGGCCTTATAGGCATGGTGGAAAGGCTTTTTGATGATGTGGCTGTTGGGTTGGTTTTGTTTGATTTGTGGTGGCGGAGCGGGACCGACTGAAGGAGTGGCATCCGGAGGAAAGTTGGGATTATGGGATGTTGGTAGAGTTCCTCCGCAGGGCTGAGTCGGATATTCAGATGGACGAGCAGAATCAGACGGATCCGGAGTTTGACCCACAAGAGGAGCATGTGTGGTTTGAAGAAATAACCAAACAGAGTTCTGAAACCAGCACGATTGGTTATTTTGATCCAGACCAGCCGTGGAAGGAAGCCAAAGCCTACTGGTCGAAATGGTGGGCGATGCCAGCCAGCCAAACCATACATTTTGTGGAGTGAGAATGGCAAAGGTGTATGGAGCAAGCAAAGTTAAACATGCTCCCATGTGGCAAAGCCTAAGAGCATCTGGAATCAATATCATATCCACCTGGATTGATGAGGCCGAAAAGGGGGTCACATTAGATTTTGCGGATCTGACAAATCGATGCTTTCGGGAAGTAGCCGAAGCGGATGTCATTCTACTCTACTGCCTGCCAGGGGAGATCCTCAAAGGAGCCCTGATGGAAGTCGGGGCCGCTCTAGCTCTAGGGAAGCCCATCTACTGCGTAGGGGATTGTGAATCGCTGAGTCCTGTGTTCCGCCATCATCCCCTTTGGCACACTTATGATTCTATCGAGGCTGCCTTAGCTGAAGTGAAAAATCTGAGTATTTGATCAATGGAGTGAGAAATGGAAAATAAGGAATCGGTTTACGACAAGCGGCTCAGCCCTCTGATGACCGAAATCATCCGTATCTGTAAGGAAGAGGAGATTCCATTCTTCGCATCCTTCGAGTTCGCGGATGGGGCATTCTGTACGTCAGCGATTGATACGGGCCATCCGATCATCGAACATTACCGTGCGCTGTCCCAGTGTGCGGCGGGTGGCGGGGTCAACGTGGACAAATACATGTTCTGGGTGGCAAAGACAGCCCGTAAGGAGGGGCACTCTAGTTTAGTGTTGCACCAGATGGGGGTTCCAGAAACACCCGAGGAGAGCTAATGGATCAGATAGAGAAGTTGGAAAAGATTTCTGTTGAGGAGGGCCTGCCCCTAGTTTGTGCGAGACGTAAGGAGCAGAGTTGGATCATCTGATCAGCCCTCATGCGAAGGATCGAATGGGTCTCCTGCTGAATGCCGCATTAGAAATTGCAAAGACAGAGGCGGAGTGATGGAGTTTCCAATCTTTGGTTCGGACCCCAAAACTAATGTGAAAATTAACGAGGTGACGTTGACGGTTCGGCAGTATATAAACTCCGAAAGAGAGTCCCTGCCCAATCAATATCAGATCATTGCAAATCGGCCAGGAGAACATCCGGTCGATTTCACCACCTCTGATCTGCATCTAGCTCTTCAGGGCTTACTGAATCGAATCATCAGATGAGTGAAGAGAGTGAGTTCCAGAAAGAACTAGCCAGCTTTTATGAAGAGCTTCAGGCCAGACAAAAGCAGATGGACCCGGTAGCCGCCAAGGCGTTATACGAAAATCTAGCTTATCTGTATAGCTATTCGGATGAACGGCAGGGTGGGAGGACTAGTTTACAGATGTGTATGGCCCCAGCGTGTGCGGTATACATCTGGTGCAACTTCCACCTCTACTACCCTAGGAAGTTGGCTGAGCATTTGAACCGAAAGGACTTACAAATCGTAGACCCCCATTGGCTTGAGGGAATGGATTGGCGGGGTCGGTGGTTCAGTGGGGTGGTTGTGGACCATGCGGCCCATCTGACTGAGCCGCAGGGGATGTGGTTTGAGGCGGTGTTGGCCCGAATAGAAAAATAAAAAGTTTTGTACCCAATTACCAATTTTCGCGGTATCATATCCTATCGGAGGTGTACCATTTCTCATTTTACTGTACTCGTGATCGGTAATGATCCGGAAACTCAACTCGCCCCCTATCAGGAAAACAACATGGGGGATTGTCCGAAGGAATATCTGGCCTTCAACGACTCGGAAGAAGAGATGCTGAAGCAGTATCAGACTGAGACCTCCGAGCGAGTTGTCATGCCGGATGGTCGGCTCCTCAGTCTCTACGACGACTGCTTCAAGGTGCCAGATACGAGGCCCGGTTCCTTCAGTTTCTCCACCACCTTCGAGGTGCCGGAAGACCTGGAGCAGAAGGAGATGCCATTCACCGAGATTTACCCCACCTTCGAAGATTTTGCCACGGACTGGCATGGTTCCAGTGAGCGGGATCCAGAGATGAACCGGTATGGCTACTGGGAAAACCTGGACCGAAACAAAGTAACTGTATGTTTAGGACTTTCCAATCCCATGAATGAAGGGATTGGTTATGCCAAAAGGTCATCCAGTGAATCGTCAGAATACCCCGGTGGGGATGAAACTGTGCCCCAGGTGTGGAGTGACAAAGAAATTAGAGAATTTCTCGCTGGCGAAGAAAAGCGCGGACGGAAGATTCACCTACTGTCGCCAGTGTATGACGGAGAAGAATTTGGAGAGGACTCCGGAACTCCGACAAAAATGGCATCACTTTGCGAAGTACAAGATAACTCCGGAACAGTATCAGAGACTGCTAGAGGCTCAAAGTGGGAAGTGTGCGATATGCAAGAGAGGGGAAGGGGGGAAGGAACTCTGCAAGAACGGGAAGTGGAGATACCTTGCGGTGGACCACTCTCACCAGACAGGGCAAGTTCGGGGGCTTTTATGCTCAAATTGCAACACGCTTTTGGGGCTGGTGGAGGGGAACTTCGAATTGCTTCTTGTAATGAAGTCTTACCTCATGGACCCCACATCTTCAAGAATGAAGTGATTGGTGGGGCCAAGTGGGACTGGTTCCAGATGGGTGGTCGGTGGACTGGCTTCTTCAAGCTGAAGGAAGCGGTCGCTCATATCGGTGGGGTGCTGGGCACTCCTGGCCTGATGACTCCTGAAGCTGAAGCTGGACATGCGGATCAACTGATAGCCGGGGATGTGGATTTCGAAGGAATGCGAACCCAGGCTGCGGTCAAGGCGTTCCAGCAGTATGAGGATGTGGCCCATGCGTTCGGCGGAGAGATCCCCAAGATCGAACGCCTCTGGAAAGAAGTGGTCGAGGACCAGACCATCGGTGATATCCAAGCCCGAAGGGACTTCTACCATGCTCAGCCTGCCCTGGTAAGGCTGAGCATGGTAGAAGTCCAGGATGCCAAGGCCATGCCGGAGTCGGTGGATCGTTTCTTCTTCGATCTGGAAGAGTTCCAGTGCGACGAAGAAGCTTACGTCGAACGGGCCAAGAACTCTGCCTGTGTGCCCTTCGCCTTCGTGAAAGAGGGGCAGTGGTATGAGAGGGGCCGGATGGGCTGGTGGGCCTGTGTGAGCAACGAGAAGGACCGTGACGAGTGGAACCGTCAGTTCAACAAGATGATGGACGAACTTCCGGCCAACACGCTCCTGACCCTGGTTGATTGCCACATCTGATGGGAACCTACTACGTCAGAGATCGGCATAACGACACGCTGGTGGACATCGAGGTCTCTCAGAAGGATGGGATCGTCCTGGATGTCTCCAGCGATGTGGACCTTCGAATGTATACGCAGATTCTCCTAACCGAACCATGGGGGAACCTGACCGACCAGATTCGCTACATTGAACAAATGTGCGGCTGGAGCGAGTTCCGAGGCTACTGGTGGGAGTCGTTCGTCATGCCCAAGGGTAAAGACTTCGTGCCTACGGCTGATGATATGGATCAAATGATCCGTTTGCTCGTAGCCGAACTGGCTGATCTGATCCCCAGCCGAGGCTTCTGCATCGTCACCGACTGAGTAATAACCCTATAAGGAGAAAGAATGCTTTTTTATCTAATTATCGTCGCCTACATCGTTTGGATCTGCGTGGCTTTCTACAAAGCTCACACTGGGGAGTGGGATGATGGATCTGGGGTAATGACCCTTTTGTTTGGAGGAATGCTGACCGGTTTGCTAACCCTCATGGTTGCGGCAATCTTCAGCAGCAGCACGACTAAAGAGGTGACTCGGCATAACGTCTGTCCCATCGTATCCTTACGAGGCGCTTCTGAGGTAAGCGGGATCTTCGTTTTGGGCTGTGGCCACATCGGAACGGATGAGAAATACTATTTCATGTATGATCTGGGCAACCAAACCTACCGGAGGGGTCAGATCAATACGTGGGAGACGCTGGTCAGGGAGACGGCTGCGGAGAAGCCTAACTTTTCCTACGATGAGACGCTGGAGACCAATCGGAAGTGCTACAAGTGGTGGCCCCAATGGTATGTTCAGGAGACCGCTCGAAACGAGAATTTCTTCCTCAACGTCCCTCCCGGCACGATTATTCAAAAGTTCGAGGTGCAATAATGGCTGAATCTAGATCCACTGATAAGCTGAAGCTCGTCACCGAGATGATAGATCGGATGCCCAAAGATAAGCTGGCCAAGCTGAAAGCTTTCACCATAGACTGGCAGCAGGTAGGGATCATCGACCCCATCTACGCCCCCATTGTAAAAATCGAGTTTTTCCCATAAGGAGAAGTGATGCAAGAAACCAGATACGAAGGTAATTTGGAGCAGAAGGTCTATTCGGGTAAGGATCAGGATGAGGTCAGGGAGAAGATGATCGCTGCCCTCCGACCCGGTGAGGAAGTGATTCGTCGTCGTGAACTCTCCTTGGCTGAAGTCCACGCATGGCATAAGCGTAACACTGACAATAATAAGGCCAAACGGAAGAAGAAATGAACATCTTTCAGTTACTCTTCGGAGGACATCCGAGAGGGCGGGTCACAATCCAACTGAGACGGGATACCAATGCTCGTTGGGTAGATGCAGACCCGATCTTGCTCGAAGGGGAGCCCAGCTATGTGACGGATACCAAGCGGGTGAAGGTGGGGGATGGAACCACACCTTGGAGCAAATTACCCTTCGTTGGCCTGATCGCACCGGAGGGGATAGTTCAGGGGGACTGGCAAGGACCGTGTAGCCGGATCATCGGATTCAAGGGAACAACTGAGTAGTATACTTTAAAGGAGCAATATCATGAATCCAGAAGCAGTGAAGCAAATTCTTGACACTATCCAGCAGGGCGGAACAGTCGCACTGAACGGCATCGCAGCCAATGCGGTGATGCAATCGTGGGGCAACATTGGTATGATGCTCTTCTTGGTTTTGGTCACTATTGGGGTCGGCTGGCTGGCCAAGTGGTTTATTCAGAAGACCATGGCCTGCCACTCCTGTGACAACGAGGGCTGGATCGTCGGATCAGTGGTCGCTTCTGTTGCGACCATCATCCTATTCGTCTGCTCGTTGGTGCAGATCAGCAACCTCCCCTCCGAGATCGCAACCATCCAGAACCCCCAGGCGGCGGCAATTCGAATCCTCATTGGGCGGTAAGATGAAAGTCGCCACTACTGAAGACTATGAGGATATGCCTGCGGGTTCATGTCTTCAAGAAGCCAAGCTCATAAACAAGGGAAGATTTTTTGTCGGGCTGTGGTGTAGTTATGGGGGAAGTTATAGGGTGAAAGTTCCGGCTGAGATATGTAAGGAGTGGAAGGATCCGTTCGAAGAGCTATTTGAATATCTAGAACAGAATCCTCCTGAACCTGAGCCCACGGAAGAGCCAGAGGGATTGACTGGTGATGAACGCAATTGCCTCCTTGAAGAGATATTTAAAGCCTTGGAGATACAAGGAGTTGCCTATCCTGATGTGACGATTACCACATTTCCTGATGATAAGGGGCCTACCATTGAGTTTGAAATAACGGTATGGCACTATGGTCAAGCGCACTCAATGACACTTAAAATAATGAAACGACAACTTGTTGAAAGACGTTACGATATCCTCAAGCGTATGGCTCAAATCGCCGTAATGGACATGTTTCCGAAGATGCCACAGAAGGAATCCACACTTGACAGATATTTCGAAGAACGGGAAAAGAAAGAGAGGAGAGAAAATGGATAAATCAATTCTAGGGACTCATTACCATCGAATCCCAGAGCAGATCAACTGGGTCATCAGCCCTCTGCCCCTCTATACGGCAGAGTGGGGCAGGCAACTGAGCATGACTCAGGGGGGACCGATGTGTATTCTTGGGTTTCACAAGTCCTCCATGGAACTGAAACACACCTACGGCCCATTCCCCACCCCAGAGGATATGGTGCGCTTTGCTAGAGAACATCACATTACCCTACCGGGTATGAACTAAAGGAGGGACAATGACACAGATCGATCCATTTGCTGAATGGGTGGAAGCCTATATCAACTCGTTGCATTGAAGTTTCGGGACTTCTGACTACGAAAAAACTCTTGTAGCTGGTAATCTTCGGGGCATGGCCTCCTGGATCAACGCTAACCTCCTTAAGCCTGCGATGGAGCCCCGCCTCGTTTATGTAGTAGGGGACATGCTGCCGGGTGGCACATGGGGCTGTGCGGGAGTGTTTAGCACTGAAGAACAAGCCTGCCTGTGTTGCATCTATCACGACAACTACTTCGTTGGTCCGATCATGGGGGACACGTTCCTTGAGACTGACGACGATTGGCCAGAGGCGTTCTACCCCGCAGAGGGGAAGCTCTACGACTAAAGCGGACCACCCCTATCAAGCTCTTCGAAGGGGTCTCCCGGTTCTGTTTTGTAATAGGCTCGACGGAGGAATTGGTCATACACATTTGAGCAGTACATCTCAGATCTGATGGCCGGTTCCCCTTCGGGCCATGGCCCTTTTATAACAAAAAGTGCGTAGTCTACCGCAGAATAAGGTTCTGTAGCGATAGTCGGCTCGGCCTCTGGCCATCTTCCCTTAATCACTTCATTTGCGTAAACCACCGAGTCATACGGATCTTTCATGATTGTAGGCTCACCCTTTGGCCATCTTCCCTTAACTACTCGTCTGGCGTATAGAAGGCTACCCCAGGGGCTACCCAGAACCTTGTTCATGAAGCTCTGAGGCAGCATATCATTCTGCGCTAGACAGATGATCATCTTCCAAGTAAAATGGGACCGGAGCCATGTAGTTGCCATTTAATCTTTGCCTCACCAAAGAATCCGGAAGTTCCAGTATTATGTATCAGGAGAAAATCATGACCGAAGCGGAAGCAATCACCCTAGCTGATTCTAAGTTCTGGGAGACAATGACCATGCGGGAAAGGGCTGTTTTTCAGATATTCGAGAGTCGTCTATGTATGCCATTTAGTGTGTTCCACGAAGCTATGGAGGCCACTTTGGGCCGTCCGGTGTGGACGCATGAGTTTGGGTTGAATGCGGACGGCCTGAAGAAAGAGCTTCTTGGCACCGGCCCCGCTCCCACGTTCGAGGAGATCATGGACCTGATCCCTGCGGAGAAGCGCATCGTTGTCACCTTCGGTGATGATGTATGACCCGCAGAGAGGGTGCAAAGCTCATAATCGAGCAGACCGAGCCAACCACATGCTTCTACTGCCACAAAGTGGCTGAACTCAGGCCCTATGGCCCTCAAGGGCAGTCCATTTGTTTTGATTGTGGGATGCACAATCCAGAAGAAACAGAGCGGCAATTTCTCAAATTACTGGAGGGCTGTAATGGGTTTTCTGACCCGACTGTTCGGGAGTGAAGGGGTGGTCCGTTATGAGGGGGAGTGCATGAATGGGCAAACCTTTAGGGGGAAGTGCTCCATCGAAGTCATCGGTATGGATTGGCCGGAGATTGAAGAGAGTATCAAGAACATGCTCTATGTAGAAAAAGGGCTTAGAATCCGATCCCTTCGGGTTACAGGTTTCTACGAAACTTGAGTAATAACCACTGAGGAGTATCTCATGACCCGACTGGCAACCGAAATTTCTAACAGCACGATGAGCGAGGATGGTATCCTTAGCTCCTCCATTGATATCGATGGGGTGACGTTGGAGATCAGAATCAAGGGCACTGAAGTGTCCTATCGGCACACCGAACTCTCCAACTGGAGTTCCTGGGAGCGAATTGATGAAGCTCTGAAGGGAATGCGAACCTGGGTCAGTTACCAGAAGGAAGCGGCTCAACAGACCCGTGAAACCTACGACTCCTTACTGAAGTTGATCTCCCAGTGAGCTTACAGACTATCAGCAACCCCCTCTGCCTATTCACTTTTTGCACCCTCGTGGCCGCTGTTCCTTTGAGTATTTTCTGGGGAGTTACGGCCACACTTCATTATTTTAAAAGAAAGCACTAATGTCCGGACCCATACTTAAACTTGAACATTTTGTTCCGACTGAGGATGGGGGGCTTCAGATATGGATGTTTCGAAGTAAAAATCTGGAGCGATTGGCTAAGGAAGCTGGGCATCTATGTAGTAATGACCCTACTTTACCAACCGGAGAGAGGATGTTATTTCAGTTCGCCGCAGATGTGAGGCTAGGAGATTTCTTGGCCTTTTGCACAGCTTTTGACACCACTTACTGGAGTCAACATGGTCCAAGGAGGTCCAATGCGAATCCCAATCGCACTACTTGAAGCAGTTCTGAGAAGTAACGAAAACGCTGAAGGTGAATATTTTTCGTTGAGGGGCAACAGATTCGTCTGGGCTAAATCAGTCTGGGTGGATGTGGAGGGACGGGTTCATCGGGTCGTTGATGTAGAACTCAACCCAGAAGAGCCCCCTAGATAAAACAAAAGTATACCCAAACTGCCCTGACTTAGGGTATAATAAGATATGGGGGATCGCATGACCGACTACAACGTCTACGAAACCGATGCACTGAAGGCCCTGCTGGATGGAAAGCAGGCGAAACGTAACGACCTGGACTACGAGATCAAGCAGATCAGCACGATCCTCAACACCCGTCTGGCTCAGACCTACCGGTTCATCCGGTTCACGGCGATGAAGCAGGGGCAGTTGGACTGCATCAAGACGCTGCGTAACGCTTCCTGTGCCCCAGGCGGGTGCTACATGGGGCTGAAGGAGGCCAAAGAATTGACCGATCAGCTTAAGGGCCAGTTCATCCGCCCGTTCACCGTGGAGTTCAGGCACCTCAGCGATATGCCGGAGGTCATCCAGGCCCTGCACGAATGCTTCGAGTGTGTGCCGGTTGAGGGCGGGGAGTAATGTCCAACCCTGTGTTCTGCTTCGGATCCAATCTGGCAGGAAGGCACGGGGCTGGAGCAGCCCTGTACGCTGTCCGAACCCAAGGGGCTGTGTGGGGCTGTGGAATCGGCCACCATGGGGATAGCTATGCGATTCCGACCAAGGGCTGTCATCTGGAAGTGTTGGGTCTGGAGGAGATTGGGGATTACATCACCAACTTCCTCTCTTATGCGGCTCGTCATCCAGAACTGACATTCAATGTCACCCGGATTGGATGTGGTCTCGCAGGCTATGCGGATGACCAGATGGCCCCGCTGTTCTCACCCGTGGAAAACTGTTTCTACCCTACCGAATGGAAACCTTGGCTGGGAGAGGCGGCTCACTATCACGATCTTCACTAAAGGCCATCTTATGTTCCCAAAAATTGTAGTAATCTGTGGCAGCAGTAGATTTGTCGATGTAATGTCGGTGATTAGCTGGTGGATCGAGCGAGACGAGGAAAGAATCACATCTGGAATGTTTGACTAGCCAATTCAGCCCAATCCTGGGTATCATAGGGTAAGGAGACAAGAATGCAACCAATTCAAATCAACGATTCTCGTCTGGGGTTCAAGACCCCATCCATGAGTGAACTGCTCCCGCCATATGCGGAGATCCCGAAGGAATTCAAGGATTTCAACGGTCGCAACAAATGGCTTCAGACGACTACCGACTGGTTCTTCTGTGGCCTGAAGGGGGCTCAATTTGACCCCTCCTCTTTTCTGGCCATATAGCCTTCGCTGTAGCCAATATTCCGTGCATACTGACCTATGCGATTTTGGATCGAGAGCGGCACCTTCTGGAGCACATTATCGAACTCCATCGTATTGGAGATCAGGTGCGAGAGCAGTTTGATAAGTTCATTAAGTGTGAGGAAAGGGCCAAACAGATGGAGGCGGAGGCCAGAAACACTCCGTTGGTCTTTGATTTCAAATCCAAAGAATAGCGATAGCAAAATTTCAGGCATATGGAGCCCTTAAGTAGACGGAGCCCATATGCCTGAAATTTTTCAATTAACTCTGAACCTGACCACCGCAGGGACCGATCAGGCTCTAGCCCCCCAGGATATCGCTACGGTGCTGCAAAATGCCGCCAATTTGCTTCTGCAATACGGGTATCAGAATAACATCTTAGTGTATCAGAATATGGGAATGGTGGGTGATTATAAATTCAAGCCCTCTCCACCTCAAGGTAGCTCAGCACTAAACTAAGCTACCAAATTCTCAGATAGGAGACCACTCATGTATACCAATTTCCAATTAAATATTTCACTCACGAACGCTGCCGGTTCAGATCTAACCACCACACAGGTGGCTGCAATTCTGACTGCCGCCGCCTCTACGGTCAGCACCAACCTCTATACGAATGAGCCATTGATCTATTCCGGCCAGTTAGTAGGCCATTACTGCTGGCAGCCCACTGGATCGGCTGGGACTCCTGGAAATGGGGATTAAGGCCGTCTAATGCGACTCAACGCCAAGTTGCTGTGTAAAACAGCCGATGAAGACACAAAAGAAAAACTTATCGAAAAAGATAAAAATGAAGATTATGGAATGGAGGCCATTTTTGACTTGCATAATATCCGTAGCGAGCTTATAACAGTTGAGAGAATTAGAAGGTTTGCTTCTGACCTGTGTGATAAAATATCTATGGAAAAAGGACCAGCGTTTACATGGGGGACAGACTCTAATAAAGACGAAATGAAGAACCCTAAAGCTATGGGGATATCCCACTTGCAGTTTGTACATAGTTCCTCTATTACCATGCACTGTTTAGATAAAATAGGTAAAGTTTTTATAAATATTTTTAGTTGTAAATCTTTTGACGACAAAATTGCCCGAGATTTTGTAATTAAAACTTGGGGTGGTGATATTGTCTCTGAACATGTGATCACCAGAAAATGAGTAAAGACCTACCTCATCCCACTTCTGGTGTTTATAGAATAACTAACATTATAGATGGAAAGTTTTATATTGGGTCTTCTCAGAGTATACGAGTTAGATGGAATAGGCATAAACTTTACTTGGGAAGGGGGATTCACCCCAACCGCTATTTACAGAATGCCTGGAATCTTTATGGGGGGAGTTCATTTGAATTCTGTGTTATTACTTATTGCGAAGTTTCTTTATTAAAAGACAAAGAACAGGAACTTTTAGACAAATATTGGGATAACTGTGAAAGTTGTTATAATATATCAAAAGATGCCACATGTCCAATGCGTGGGAGGCATTTAACTGAAGAACAACTATATAGAATGCCATTAAGGTTAAAAGGGAGAAAACAGAGTGAGGAATGGGTAGCAAATAGTGCAAAATCTCGTAATGGTTTGAAGCGGTCTGCGGCTTTTTGTGAAGCTAACTCATTACGTCAAAAGGGAATGAAGCGGCCTACAAACCATTGCAATAGTATATCTAAAGCAACAACGGGCGAGAAAAACCCTAATGCAAAAGTTACAGAAGAAATTGTAACAAGTATAAGAACTGATTATAGATTGGGAATGACATATAATCAGTTAAAAAACAAATATGACACTACTTATACTATTGCTAGAAATATCTGTTTAAATATAACCTGGAGGGGGTCTGCACATGAATAAACTAGTTGGTGCCGCTATTTTTCCAACTGGCATTGGACTGTCCATTGGAGGAGATGCTTCGGCTGGTGCAGTTATCCCATTACTTGCTTCTTGTTCGAAAAAGTTAATAGTCAATCCAAATGGAGTGAATGCGAGTGACTTAGTAGCCTGGGCTGACAACGTTCTCTATGTGGAAGGATCTACGATTGATCGCTTCCTTGAGGGCTCTATTAACCTTAAAGAATGCAGAACTTACAATAAGATTCTCTGTGTGGTAAATAAGCCGATGTCCATCGCATCTCAAAATGCTGTCAATGCGGCTCGTTGGACGTTGGGTGCGGATATCGAATTGCTGGAGCTTGACACTCCACTGCGGATGACAGCATTTATCAATCCAGACGGAACGGCTGGGGGTAAACTCTCTGGCCATCACGAGTTAGTTAAGCAGATTAAGGATGCAAATATTGATTATGATATCCTTACGGTGCATACTCCAATTGACTGTCCGGATGAAATCGCCAATGCTTACTGGCGACAAGAGATTCTGGTCAATCCCTGGGGTCGAGTCGAAGCCTTATTAAGTAAATTTCTTTCCTTCGCACTAGACAAACAGGCTGTCCACTCTCCAGTGGAGTTCTTGGCTGACCCACTCTTTAACAGAATTGCGGTGAAACCGTCCGAGGCCGCTGAAGTAATTTCGAATACGTTTGCTTGGTGTATGTTCAAGGGAACCCACCGAGCCCCGATGATAGACCCGGATCGTAATCCTCGTAACCTATCCAATCAGGACATGGATTTTCTCATTTCTCCCTCAGACTGTTGGGGCCGACCCCATGATGCCTGCCTTCAGAACCACATTCCCATTCTAATCGTCAAAGAAAACACCACATGTTTCAAAGATTTCAAGTATCCGATGGTGGCTCTTGAAAGTTCCAGGGTAATCTTTGTTGAAAATTACCTTGAAGCGGCTGGGATGCTGATGGCTTGGAACGCTGGAATCGACCCACGGATCATCAGGGCTTGAAACTACCTGTAGACAAAGCTCCCTGATCTGGGTATTATAAATCATGGAGGGACCGATGCGTTTCAAAGCTGAGATGGACACCACCACCAACCGCATGGTGTATCGTCGGGCACGGAAGCATGAATTGGAGAACAGGGGCTTGATCCACTGCTCTTATTGCCGCTACCACAAGGGCGAGAACTCTGGCCCCTACAAGAAGCATGTCGCCAAGCCGAAGGGTCGTGACCATCGTGATTAAGAATCGTCCCATCAAACACGCTGTAGTTCATGGTATGATTAGCCAGAATCCCGATTATAGTCCAGCGTTCATGAACGGGGTAGCGGCTGGAATCTTGACCTACCATCGAGAAGTGATCAAGCCTCTGGAAGAGCGCATCAAAGAGTTGGAGAGGCGGCTCAATGATAAGGACTAAGACCTACCATTCCCCTCGTGGAGAGGAGGTCACTCGAACCGACTATACAGAAGAGGGGCGGCTCCACCGTGAGGATGGCCCTGCCATTATCTGTTCAGATGGTTTGGTCGCTTGGTACCGGGAGGGGCGGCTCCACCGTGAGGATGGCCCTGCCATCTGTTGTGAGGGCTACCAGGGCTGGTTCCTGAATGGCATCTGCCAACGAGCAGAATTTGCTTCAGGAACAATTTTCTCTATACAAAAAGACTGAATATCGGGTATACTAGTGTAGGGGGATTTATGAAGCTCACTGCGTCCGAACTCAAAACTGCCTTCGCCAAGATGAGCCGTGTCGATCTCCAGGACGAAATTACCCATCTGGAACACATGAAGGCTGATACGCTCAGCAGGGTGGCTGGTGCGGATGTTTCCGAACTGGACTGCTGCATCAATCTCCGCAAGGAGGCTCTGAAGTAATGGAATACGAGGTCGGAGATCGCATCATCAAAGAGTTGAAGAAAAATCCGGCCCTCCGGAAGCCCTTCGAAGCAGTATGTGAAAAAATCAAAACCATGACGGAGGAACAGATTCGAGTCTCACCAGGACTCGATCCCCATCCGATTGATGTAAAACCCCCCTATTGGTCTCTCAAGATGAGCCGAGGGCAACGAGTAGTATTCGCCTTCACCGGGGGGAAAGTTTACCTTTACGACATCCCTGAATCTCACGAGAAAGCCTACCGTCAGGGCAGTGAAGCCGCTCAATTGACTGAAATGGTTCTGGCCGAACTGGAGCGCCAGTCGGTAACCTAAATCCCCACAATCAAACAACTTGCTTAAAGGAGAAGAAATGCATCAGCCGAATCTGTTTGCCTGCATCTGTGACGCGACCGAAGAGGTTCCGGTCGGCACTGAGGGATCCCAGAATGTGGAGTTCTTCGGAGTCCGCACCGACCGAACCAAGGTCACTGCCGAAGAGGTGCGTGGCCTGATCCAGAACCACATCGGTGAGTTCGATCAGTGCAACCCCTTCGACGGAGAGGAGCACTCCTACATCGAACTCGGGGGTTTCGTGGGCGACCAGGAAGGTGCGCTGCGCCTCATGGCCATGGGGGCTGAACTGGGTCTCTGGACCCTTCTGACCCCCACCAGCCTCATGCCGTTCCTGCCGGAAGAGCTTCGTATGCAGATGGCCGGTGCCGGTTTCGTCTGCATCAAGGCGGGGGTCTGAGATGTGGAAAGGTCTGCAACAGTTCGTCTTCACCCCCTTCGCCAGCGTCTACACGATCCTTGTGGCGAGTGTGGTCCTCTGTGCTCTTCATGACCACTGCTATCTTGCGGCTGCACTGATCCTGGTTGTCGGAGGGGTCGTTGGAGCCCTCCTTGAGCCCAAGCATGAATAATTTGGATCTCATCGCTAGGCTCAGGGCCGAGCTAAGCTGGGCCGTTGCTCGTAAGGCTGACAATCCAGCCGTGCAGGCCATGCTAGAAATGCGGAAGGCTGAGGATCCCACTTTCGTCAACCCTCTCGTTACCGATCAGAACATCAGGGAACTTCTTTTCGATCTAAGGAGCGTCAGATGATCAACCTTGCAAGGCATTTTGACCGTGAACACCCCGTGGCTGACCCAGAGGTTCAGGAGACCGTCAGGGCTGAACTGACGGAGGCGGGAGTCAAGATAGAGGAGCACGAGTTCCTGCTCGATAGTTGCGGGGAAGTCCCCACCTCTATTATGGGAGTGGCGTGTCACTGGAGTTTCAGACGGGCGTGGTACTACTGGGTCGCCAAGGGGCCTGGAATCCCCGTGGAGTGGGCCGAGGATTTCAACAAGCGATGGGGGAAGGAAGTAAGGGCAGAGGGAGATTGTGGATGCCGTGGGCCACTGTTCTGGAACGAGGGCTTTGGGACGGGAAATTACCACATCGATTCCCAAGCCGGTCTGAGTGCTTTTGTAGAACTTTTGAAGCTGATTCACGTTCCCAGGAAAAAAGAAGACTGAGGATTCGAAATATCGAGTATCATCTATACAGAGCACTGCGGGTATGATGTAATGGTCAGCCTGAAACCTTGCCATGGTTTACGAAGGAGTTCGATTCTCCTTACCCGCTCCAGTTCCAGATCTTTCTCATTTAGACTCTAACAGCACCACCTATCTCAAACTGCGATTTGTGGGTTCGATTCCCACCTCTGCGCCTTGCGCGGAGTGGCCAAACTGGAAAAGGCAGCAGTCCCGAAATACGAGTCTAGTTTTATATATCCGGATGCCTGGAGTGGTATCAGGTCTCTGTCACATGGAGAAACACGTGGGTTCAAATCCCACTCCGGATACCATGCACCCGTAACTCAGCGGACAGAGTGGTTGGCTTCGAACCAACTGGTCGGGGGTTCGATCCCCTCCGGGTGTACCAAATGCCCAAGTAGTGATAACGGTAGCACGAAGGTTTCGTACTCCTTCAGAGACGGTTCGATTCCGTTCTTGGGCTCCATTTAAAGGATCAACGCATGAGTCAAGAGGATAAGCATCAGCACATCATCCAGCGTCTCACCTGTCTTAAGGACTCTTCATTGATCCAGACGGGAATGACGCTGGATTTGTATCAGCGAGAGGGGACGGATCGAAGTGTCTTCTTTGTCAAGATCCCGGCTCTGGCTGATCAACTTTTCGAGGTGTTCGACAACCATCATGGTTTTTCCTTTGAAGAATGTCGAGCATACATTCGAATTGTGCTAGGTATTAAGGAGCAGCCCTTTGACTAAACAAATGATTGTAATGCGAAAAGATCTCAATATGCGTAAGGGCAAGATGGTGGCTCAGGGGGCTCATGCCTCTGTGGCTGTTTTGCTAAACGCCGGAGAGTTCGGTGGCGATGGTCCCGTTGATTTTACCCTTCATTTCGAAACTGAAGATGATCCACTTTACTGTTGGATAAGGGGGTTATTCACCAAAATTTGTGTTTCCGTAGACTCCGAGGAAGAGCTTATGGAAGTATACGGCAAAGCTAAAGAAGCAGGCTTGCTCTGCACTCTCATAACCGACTGTGGTCTGACCGAGTTCAACGGAGTGCCAACCAAAACTTGCTGTGCGATAGGACCGGCCACTGATGAACAACTTCAGCCAATCACCGGACACCTCAAACTTCTGTAATAAATGACTATCTGATTCCTCTTCAGAGGAACCACGATGTCCACACAAGCCTATATCTTCAATGAGTATATCTACGTTGGTGGTGAGCAGGCAGATAACAGCCAGCCTGCCGCCATTTTTATGTCTACTGGGGACTATGGGAGCTACGACAACTCTTCTCTCAAGTTTTCCCTCTACCCGTCCGCTGGGGCCTATGGGGTCATCCTGTACGTGCCGTTGCCGGTTGTCGCCTCCATGGTCAGCACTGGAGTCATCGGCACCACTGCGGGGCTCACAGGCAGCCTACCGACCCCTCATTAAGGCTAGTTCAGATGAAACGGATCAGAGCACACTTCTCAGCTAGGCTCCTGGCTGCCCCAATTGAAGGGGATTTGCCAATTGAGGATGAAGAGGATAAGCAGGAGTTCAGTGGCAAGGATACGAGCCTAACTCCGGCTCAAATGAAGAATAGTGTTCCGGCTTTATTCAACAAAATCCCTTGGCAATCTAGGATCCGAGTGTTTGACATCGGAGCAGGTAAACCATTGATGGCTGACGCACTTAAGCAGTGGTTCGAACTCAAGGACATCACCTACCTCCCCTATGACAAGTTCAATGGTGAGTCGTACAACTTTGAAACTGTAAATCAGATTCGAAGGGGTAAGGCAGATGTGGCGACTGCTTCTAATCTACTCAATGTCATTGCTGAACCCAAGAGCCGTTTAACTGTCTACAAACAGATGTATAATGCACTTAAGGCTGGTGGAAAATTCTACATCTCTGTCTACTATGATCCAAATAGACGTCCAGGGCAATCCGGCAAGGACAAATGGCAGAACCACATTCCCGCCAAAGCGTATCTCGAAGAGGTTCAGACCGTCTTCCCTGATGCTAGAATCCAGAACGGCCTGATCACCGGGACCAAGATCTGAGTAATAATCCTTGAGGGGTCTCAGGGAGCAACATGGTATCAGAGAAGTATATAAGTATCCAGGAGGCCAAATACCTTCTGGCTAAACATGTTCCTACGGTGATGGGAGCGTTGATGCTTGAGCGGTTCGAACTGCACCCGCAGAGCCTATATGGAATGGCGGAAATGGTGATCAGCTACTACTCAATCCTGACCCACAAGCTCTACGGATTCAGCCAGCCGGTAGAATATGAGATGATCAAAAACAGACCGGATCTGGTGAAATACTACCTGGACCGAGTGTTTGAACACATCTTCCACGATCTATATCAGAAGGAGATGGAGGACCAGGAAGATCTCCTTCTAAAACGAGTGGAGAACGAGGTTGCGAGGGAACTTGAGGAGAGGATGGGGGCACCGCTTGAATCTGGACAGTGACTTCGACGTTTTGCATTATGAGATTGATCTTGGCTACGGCCCCGTGAATTGGGCTGATAAGAATGCCATCATTGAGGTGCATAAGTGCCAGAACGGCTATCTAAAGCACCTCCCGTCCTTGCTTTGCAGTCTGTGCTCTCATGCCGTAACATTTCGAGTCACGATCCATGAATATGAAGCGAGGAATGAAGCAATCTGTAAATGGAGGAGATCAGAGAACATGCTATCTAAGTTCTCCTTCTCTGAGGACGAGCGCAATTTTGAAAGTCAAATGGACCTGGGTAGAAGTTAATCTAAAGGAGCAAGAATGTTACAAGACCCAAAGGAGCGGCTAGTCCAGCTTTTCATGAAACCCGTCTCTCGTGAGAAGGCTGAAGCACTTGCCCAGGCTCTGCTCGTAGACGTTGCAGAGCTTAAATTAGACGGTCTAGAATCTATGGAGCGAGTCGAACGGGCCTATGAGGCGGGGTTCTACGATGGCAGGCATGGGACTCCGTGTGAGCAGATTGAGGCTCAAAATGAGGCAGAGAACGCTAAGTTTGAGTTGAACTACCTGAAGGTTGCCCTAGAAAAAAGAGGGATTCCTCTCCCCGAATCCTTCTAGCCGGTAGGCTGAAAAATAACTTCGCTTCTCTCTAGTGGAGAAGCCATGAAATCACCCCTTTTTGAAAAGAGTAAAACTGCCATTCAAGTCGAATATGAATTTAGCACGACCCAAGCCATCTATGATGGAGCCACTACCAGAGATTTACTAGATTTTATACACAACACAATTCAGGATGAAGATGTGTATGTGGATGAAACGGATGGAATCAAAGGCAAGGAACGTAAGCCTCATATTACTCTGCTTTACGGAATCAGAGAACGCAAACCAGATATTCCGAAGTTAGAGCAGCTAATTCAGAACCACCCGGCTCTCAATCATGTAAATTGGATTGGGTTGAGTAAATTCGAATCTGTAAAGCATGATGTGTTAGTAATCCTAATCGAATCAGAAGAAGCTCAAGAACTTTTCACAGACCTAATGGCTATGTATCCGGATAATGCAAACAGTTTTCCAGATTATCAGCCTCACACCACCCTGGCTTACTTGAAGAAGGGAATGGCGGATAAGTATATTGAGAAGTTCTTTGACTCCTTTGTGGACTCTCCGGTTCCGATCAAGCACCTAGAATTTGAGAATAATGGGGATATTGTGGTCTTCGACCCCAATTCAGCCCAGATGAAAAAGGTCATTACCGCTGCCGAGCTACTCACCAAGAAAAGAGCGGAACTGGAGCCCAAAACAGCTTACGAACGCTGGGTATCAGGTGATTAATAAAAAGGCCCCCGAAGGGGCCTTTACTTTACTTTGCCTAGCAGCCTATTAGGGCTTCACGACCTTGGGGACGATGGGCTTGACTTCCTTCTTCTGAGGAGCAGCCTTGACAGCAGCCTTGGGGGCTACCTTCTTTGCCTTCTTGACGGGCTTCTTTGCCTTGGGGGCTACTTTGACCACTGGGGCCTTGGAGGCGGCGGGAGCAGGGGCCTGCGCGAATGCGATGGATCCGAGGGCGAGAGCTAGAACTACGAGTGAGAGTCTCTTCATATTATCTCCTTAAAAGAAATGAAGTTGAGACATAGAATATGCAGGTTCCATGCCAGTCTAGTAACTTAGTAATTGCAAGGGTTACATAGCTGGGTCTTTAATTAGGTGTTGCAGGATGCCTCACATGAGGCAATCCGCATGTTCTCGACTTTTTGGTATATTTGTAAGGAGAAGGACATGGATAAACCCTCAGATGTAGAAGTAATTCAAGAAAGTGTAGTAAAGTTAGGGGCCATTCTCTGTAGCAAACTGAACCTCCTGAAGGGGGTGAATGATGAGGTTATGGAGCAGATTGAAGACATTCGAACAGCCCTTGAAGCCTCCCTTGAATCTCATTCCGAGATCAGACAGAACCAGACCCAAATCCAAATGACCCAAGCGAAGTATATGACAGAGCATGAGCGAATGAATGAAAGTGTAGTAGCCATATTGGCTGGGCTAAGGGGCTCTATCAACGGGCTAGGTGTTCAGATGAGGGAAATCAAGGGACTCCTGGAGAAAGACAGGTCAGTTTAAAAATCGTAATACCCCGTCCCTTAGTAGAATCTCGGGAGGGATTATGCACACTCCACGCTACGGCTGGCACCCAGACTTACCTGATTTCCGTGACTTCCGTTTAACTGCGGCAGCCGCACACACGACCACCCCAGATGTGCTGGATCTCCGTCCAAAGATGCCCGTGGTTTACGACCAGGGTGATTTAGGAAGCTGCACTGGTAACTCTAGTGCCGCTGCATTCGAGTACGATTTGATTAGGCAAGGATTGCCTAGCTGGACTCCAAGTCGTCTGGGCATCTACTATGATGAACGAGTCCTTGAAGGGACTGTCAGCACAGATGCGGGGGCACAAATTCGTGATGCTGTCAAAGTCCTAGCCACGAATGGGGCCGCACCTGAGACTTTGTGGCCTTATGTCCCAGCAAATTTCGCTATGGCCCCTCCGGCTGTCTATGTGAAGACGGCTGCTCAGGACTTAGCCCTCCAGTATGCCCGTGTCGATCAATCTCAGCTTGGAATTGAAGGATGCCTGTCTAAGGGCTATCCGGTTATTTTCGGGTTTACCGTATACTCTTCATTTGAATCAGAGGCCGTAGCACGGACAGGGGTCATGCCGATGCCCTCCTCCAAGGAAAAATGCTTAGGGGGCCACGCAGTGCTTTGTGTCGGCTACGAGCGTTCCAAGCGGATGTTCATTATCCGTAACTCATGGGGAGTGGGGTGGGGGGATAAGGGATACTTCTATATGCCTTATAACTACCTACTCAACGCTAACCTAGCTGATGACCTTTGGGCTCTCTACACGGTCGAAGAGGCAGGTAAGCAAGCCTAGGATCTAGACCAGACACAGGGTGGGAAAGTGACTATTCACTTCTAGAAGTGGAGGCTGTTATGAAACAAGCCAAAGTCAATCTCGATGGAGCAGCCCTTTCTCTACTCCACCCACTAGTGAGCGGGGCCACCACCCTGGCTCTACGCTGCCGTGAGGCACACTGGAATGTCAAGGGACCAAATTTCGGTCCTCTCCATGAACTGTTTGGTGACTTTTACGACTTCATGAACGATTGGGCTGACACCCTTGCCGAACGAGTCGTTCAGCAAGGAGGAGCCGCTTGGGCTCTGGATAGCTATACGGGGCCTGGGCTCATCGGGGACGAGAAGTTTCTACTGGAAAATATCGCTATCGCAGGGAATTCCCTGGCTACAATTGTGCATACTACTATCCCTAAGCTAGGGGACGATGAGACTAGCAAGGATGTGCTGATTGAATTTGGCCGAGAGCTTGAGAAATGGGTTTGGAAGATTGAGGCGCATCTGATGGAGTTTAAACGGTTAGGTGAGGCTAAACCTGAAACAGAAGTAGCGGAAGAGACCATCGCAGGCCCTGTTAAAGGCACTGGGCGATTCCTCACGGAGGGGGAAATCAGGGCAGCCGCACAGACCCCCACTAAAGACTTCAGCGCCATCGTAACAGCTAGATCTATTCTGGTTAAATCTGCATCAGGGCACATTTATGCATTTGATGAGAACGTGATGCCGATTTCCAAGGCAAAAGATCCTTCCGAACAGGATGAGGCTCAGCGGTGGTTACAGGAAAACTTCAATGAGGTTCTTGGCGATTGACCAGAACGCAGTAACATCCCTAAGAGGCCGTAATGGAAATCTCCAAGAAATCTGAATTGCTCAACCATGATTTGGTCAACATGCTCCAGACAAACGTCGAAGGGCAATTGAGTTTCAAGAATATGAACAAAATCGAGTGGAACAACCTTAGCCCAGAGTCCAAGGCCGAGTTCTTTATGAGAAATGTGTTTCACGATGGTGTGGACCCCCGCATAAAAGATCAGATTAACGGGGAAATTGACAAACGGGTAGACGTTGCAAAGAACGACCTACTCCAAAAGGTGGATAACGAAGTCCGCAACGGTGCGATGTCTGAAGTGATCAAACAACTCGTTTCAGAAATCAATTTTACGGAGATTTGAAATAGTTTTGTATAATAATTGTATTCAAAACTGAACAAATCAAGGTATAATACTAGAGCAGGGGTCGCATCCTTGCTCTTTTCCAACTAAGGAGAAACATGAGCGAAGAACCAACGATTCACCAAGTAGTCCCCATTTCCATCCTCAAGACCTCCCACATTCCCAGCAGCATCATCTCTGCTCTGGTGAGCGCCCTGGTCGTCCTTGCTGGGTTGTTTGGTGTCTACACCATGATTCGGAATGCCCAGAAGGACCACATGGAACTGGTCGCGGCACTGAGTCAGAACAATCAGGAAGCAGTATTGCTTAAAGTTGTCGATGAAAAACTGTCTCTTCCAATGGAGACCAAAGTCCTCATCGCTAGAACTCTGAAGAACATGGTCACAGTCAAACAAATCCCCCTTTCCCTGGCCTGTGGCCTAATTCACGTAGAGACAGGGGGCACCTGGAGGACCGATCTGATCAGTCCAGCGGGTGCGACTGGCCTCCTACAGGTCATGCCAGCTACCGGGAAACCCTACCTGCGATCAGAGCGGATCGATCCGACTAAGAAGGCTCTGATGGATCCGATCAATAGCATCATCGCTGGCATTGGAGCCCTGGCAGACTTTCATGATATGGCCGTGGACCTTGGGTTGGAGAAGTCGGACCAGTATGGTGTAAGTCTGGCCATGTATAACCAGGGTCCAAAAGTAAATCGGCCCACTCAATACTCCAAAGAAGTGCTGGAAGCCTCAAAGTTGTATAAGGCCATGGGGCTGTAAACGAGTAATAAGTAAAAGGAGTTTTACCTATGCATATTGTCACTCTTCCGAATAAAGAACACTACGAGTATCTAATGTTTGTTTTTCACAAACACGCAGGATCTGGTCTCGATCCGGAAGAGTTGGCGATTGCGGGGCAAGTATGGAGCTTCCTGAAAAATTCCAGAGAAATTCTGCCCCCTGCCCAAGAAAAAGGTGAGCCGGAGACCATTCAGATTCCTGGGCCACTACAGATCGTCCACGAAGGGGACGTAAGTATGCCGTCCAATGAGGTGGGTCGTTCCGAGAGAGGGCAGTAACCCGCTAGCTTTTCCCCAGTTTTGCTAGAATCTCAGCCTTGTACTGATGAATTCGTTTAACGTAATCAATGGTTTGCTGAGCATTTTTGTGTGTGATATTCGGTAAGGCTTGCTGCCAAGTCGTATTTCCACCAAGTTGCTCAGCTAACCATACAGCTTTATCATAATTTCCAGGTCCAGCATTGTAGCTGGCCAAAGCTCCATCCCAAGTATTCGTTGGATCTATCCTGACAGCACCTTCTTCAAGATATACCATGTAACGAGAGTTGGCACTGATGGACGCCTCGGGGTTCTTAGGGTCGGCCCCTTTTGGCTTCCCCCAGATTTTCCATGTGTCCATGGTGAATTGGGATAAGCCGAAGGCACAGGGGACTTTCTCCCCTTTCTTGTTGATGATAAAGGACTGGGCATTGGGGTTGAAATTAGACTCCGCCTTAATTTGGCTGGCCCTATCCACCCATCTGGCTCCGTCATACTGCACAAGCAAGCTCTGGTAAGGGACCACCAGAACCACACTGAAGCATAGATTGCGGAACCACATAAGGCCCCCTTATTTGAGCAAAGCCTGAATGAGGGAGTTCAAAATTGCACCAACCAGAGCGGCGAGGAGTATGCCTCCGTTGGAGATCTTTCGACTCTTTACCTCTTCAGAATCTTCTTCAATTGGCTCTAAATACTGCTTACCCAGGCGGGAGTTTTCTGCTATATTAAATAGCGTAGCGGCAGAGAGAAACCCCAGAGCGATAACCGGAAGTGCCATCAGCAACCTCACTAAAGTGAGACGAGCACTAACTACTGCTTGCCACCATGCAGAGTCTGAAGTGACAGGAGTATGGGAAGCATAGGCAGCCAATGCGACAAAAAATGCTAGAAGACCGCAGGCTACCCAAATCAATATTTTGTTGATATGAGATCTACGCTGGGGATCGATTTTTGAACTGTCGGAGAACAGATCTTTGATTAAACTTTTTGCCCACTTATTCATTTGAGACTCCTCACCCTGGTATCAGAAAGTTTAAGTTGTTGCTGTATCTATAAAAATGAAGTCCTTAACAAAATCTACGTTCAAAACTACTAAGGCCGTGGACCCTGTTCCGGGGGCGGGAGAAAATGTTACTGATAGAACACCTGAGCTAAAGTCCACACTACTAGGGATAAAAGCAGCCCCAGAGATACCAAACGTATCCGAGTAGGCACTACTCACTCCTTTTTTAAATATCATCCACATACTCATGTTGTCCACCTGATCCAAGATAGCAATAGACTGGTCGGTCACAAGGATCAAGGCGTTTGTAGGGAACCCTTGTGTGTCCCCTCTAGTGGTCTTATCACCCCCTCCGGTAGCCTCCGAGAACCATGGAGCAATCAGGGTTGGATTTTGAACTCCAGAAGTGTAGTAAAACCCGTCTGCCGCATAACCAGTCAACCCACCGGCAAACGTTGGGTTATAAAATAAATCTGTGCTTTGTGCAGGGACCAGACAAGAGCAATATACATTATTTCCGTATAGTTGGATATCCCCCAGGAGATCCTGAGAAAAACTGGAAATAAGGGGGGGATAAGATGAAACGGGGAGATTCAGAATGGTGCTAACATAAACATTATCAATATTAAATGTAATGCCTTGATTAAAGAATAGCTGAGTAGAAGTGAAAATCAGCGTAATAGTTTGTCCAGCAAACATTGATAAATCATACACACCCTGTTGCACCCAGCCCTTACCTACAAGTGGACTTCCGATGTTGTAAGTCGCCACAGTAGTGTAGTTACTGAAATGGTCTTCCACTTCGACGGTTAAGCTACAAGAGGGGTTGAGCAGGCTATCAGGGTGGGTTAGGCTATCGTCTATCTGTAAAACATAGGAGAGGGAGGCCGTGGAGAGGGGGGGGATGGTGAGGGACTGATAAATTATATCTATCTGGTTGTCTGAAATATTATGTCCACATAAAGAGGCGCACCATTGCCCTGAGTAGGCTTCAGTATGGTTCATTAAAATATAAGGGGACTCAACGGTCCAGGCGGAGGGGTTGGACCCATCTGGATTATTCTGAATCTCGAATCCTGGGTTTACAATGAGTTGTTGGGTAATCATGTGCGCTCCACATAAAAGGAATACAGAGTTCTTTCTTGAAGCTGATTTTTAAGGTGGCGTTCATGTCCCAAAAGATTTACCCATTAGGATCTACCAGCAGAACCTTGGACCCCAGCGGACGAAGTTTTACAACGGTAGTCGGCAAGCATGACAAACGCATCACCGATGCGGATATCAATCTAATCCAGGACTTGCAGGATCTGAAAAGATACCTGCTCACGGAGAATATGGTCTTTTCTGGAGCACTCCAGGCTAACCCCTATATTTTCAACGAAGCGCAGGAACAGGTGTTCCTCATTCCTGCTTTCGATGTGATGTTTAATGGTGAGACTGTGACACTGGGTGGGTGCCGCTCCACAGACTTAGCTATGAACAAAGTAGTCTTACCGGCCCCTAATCCCTGGTCTTATGGAGAGGGCTCAGACTCGGCAGCTATTTATGTGGTCTTTGCAGAGCTTTGGTATCAGGCCCTAAACCCCTCTAATGGACAAGGTTACTTCGTTGATGTGACTGGGGCCAGATGGATATATGCGTTAGGCTGCATCGACTGTGACCCCTCTAATTTGATTGCTGATGATGTGTTGGATCCGTTCCAAGGCTTGAACACAACTTCTCGGGCGCAAGTTCAATGGAATATTCGTATCGTCCGAGTACCTCTCAGCTACGATTTCACTCAACGCAGATTTGGACTCGACTCTTTGGGGACCACAGAGGATGCGGTCTTCGGACAGGCGATGCTGGCATCCCCTCCGGCGCAGATTATCCCTGACCAAGACGCTGGTTATCCGTTTGTAAACATGGGTCAGGTCAACGGCGATTTTGGCCTCTGGCAGGCTGGAACAGGGATCCCGACATCCGGAGCCCCTCCCATCCCCACTCTGGACGGCTACAGCTACGCTATGCCCCTTGCAGTGGTGTTCCAGCGCAATCTTGGGGTATTTGACCCCTCAGTGAACCCTAATGGCTGTGCTAGCTCTCAGATCTCCAATAGCGGTCTTCTGGCCTCTGGTGTGTCGGGGCGCTATGATTACAAATATGCAGATGCAGTTTATCCAGAAGATGTGGTAGACACCCGACTGTCAGTCAGCCTCAACGGCTACGATTGGGATAAACTTCTACAAAGCGGGTTTGTGGATATCGTTAACGGGAACATCGCTCAGAAAATTGGAAGAGGTGAAATCCCAGGAGCCTCCCCTTCTGTTATGGGGTCGGTCCTTCCATATACAGTGACACTTGGCCCCCAGGATACCTCTAATACAGACTATCTCGGGCCATTTGACGGCTATATGAATGGCTTTGGTGCAGATATTCGAACCTTCTATTCAATTCAGGCCATCTCAATCAACGAGAAAGTAACGGGAACCAATGGGGTCAGATGGAGCAAAGGTGATAGTATCACCATTAATCTGGACAGCACGAACACTCGACTCGGTGCCACCATCTCTTACTTAATGGTGCAGGCTCAGGTTACTCAAACAAACGGCTCAATTAACCCAGTCCTCCTTCTGAGTGGTCAAATAACCACCACCGGAGTGGGGGGCCGCACTGCCACCGCAACCTTTAACAGTAACCTATCTGGCACCGCTTTTGATCCGGGTGTAAATGATCTTTATGTGACAATTGGAGTCCTCTACCCCGCAGGGTCTAATTATTCATTACGCCAGATCCCCACCAGCATCATGGGGGGCTCACTCTATGACGGTCAGATTAACAAAACCTTCCCAATCTTTGGCGTCTCAGAGTACGAGACATTCCAGCCGATTACTAATCAAAATAACCCATTGAGTGCTTACAACCCCTTGTACTCTAACAAAATATTTGGCACCAGGGCGAGTATTCCTGTGCCTGCCTCTAGCGGAGTCCCCACTACCTACGATAGCCTAAGTGTCTTGGAATTCACCATCCCTAGAACAAACATTAATGGCTATGTAAACTTCAATGGGATTTTCATTGTAAGCGCCACTGACTTAGCCTCTGGGGCAAATTATTCCATCTATTACACAGCAGTGGACGCGACTAATTTATATGTGATGACCCAACAGGTTCCATCCACTATAAACCTTGTGTTCACTGTACTGCTGAATCAAACAGCCCAACTCAGTTACAACCCAGCCGTCAAAGCTGTGTCTTCTATCAGTGAAACTGTGTTGTTTGGAAACTACCAGAACTCCTCTAGCAGTCTGTTCCCCCTGGACCCCAGAATTAGCCTTCTCAGTTCCACTCAGATTGGCACCGGCTCCACGGCCACCACTTCGCTGATCTTCGGAACCACCGATGGGACACTTACGGGCGTGGGTGGCAGCCCTCTCAACAAATACATTTTTGTTGCGGATGACCCATCATTCCCTCAAAAATTCAAGGCTTACCCATTATTGAGTGTTCAATTTTTCAACGGAATCACTACTGTAACTGTTCCAGCCACGGCAAATGTCGCAGTCTACCCCTACTTTATGGTGGGCTCTGTTAACCCCTCCTTTAGCATAAACTCTTCTTTGGCCATAGCCATGGAGTACCTACCCTACCAAGGTGAAGGGGACGCTACCCATACTTACACACTTCTTCATTCAGAAGATACAGCCATGGTGACGACCAATGGAACGGGAGCCGCCCCCATCGTCGGGCTAAAGGATGTGTATCCTTATAATAGAGAGCTTCCAATTATCACCACTTTGCCCTCCCAACCTACTTGGAATGACTCGGACCTCACCAATCAGGCCATCGGAAATTATTTTGGCAATAACTACGAGGCGAAACGCTTTAATAACGTGGAACATACTTTCTTCACCCCCCTTCACACCAACGATTTCATCGAGCCGGTTGGTGGCTGGAAGCGTAAATTAATTCAATTATCGTACCCAGCGGGTCGTGGTTTTGCGAAAATCGCCCCCCATGTAGGATTTGCCATCACTTCTCCGACCCCTGAGTCCTCTCTCTCCAATGGAGGTGTCATGACTATCGCCCCCATCAATCTATACGTTAACAACGTTAGCGGGAATGACGGGAATGACGGTCTTACCGCTCAGACACCGAAATTGACAATATACGGTGCGCTATCTGTTCTCCCTCCGATCCTTCTTCATCCGTGTGCAGTGTATCTGGTGCAGACCGGAACCCCATTCTCTGTGCAAAATCTGTTCAACACCTCTAGTCTTAGGGATGTCTTCCTAGGGGATGGCACAATTTCTCCGGTGGCGAACTCTTGCATCGCGGGTCTCTCCTACACCGTTCAGGATGAGGGACGCCTTTATATTGGCAGAGCCCCAGGCGACTCGGGATATATGACTATTACGGCAGTAGGTTATACCCCAAATGACACCCCACTCTCCGCCTTTGTTATAAATAATTCCCGTGTGTTGTTCAATGGGGTAGCCTTTGATTCATTCCCTGCTGGTAACCCCGCAATTTATGGAGTTGACGCACAAATTGATTTTTCAGATTGTAAATGGACAAATAATCAGCAGGCAGGGGGATTTGTAGATTGCTCTGTTAACGTAAGCAAGGGCACCCTTTCAATTGGAACTGGAGTCGGATTTTATCTGAGCGATTCCTCAATGACTGTTTCAGGACTGCAACTTATGGCCGCTGGATCCCCAAACAGTCCCGTCTTCTTTGATATAGAACTCACTTCTAATCTAACTCTTGAGAACCATGGAGTCGGGGAAGAGATGAATGTGACTAACGTGACTCCGGTTGTCTTGGCCTCCTTGGGCTCTACGGTAGTTTGCAACAGTCAGTCACCATGGACCTCAAACGGCTCTGCTACCATCACTACTCGTTCCACCCTTGTAAGATCGGCCAACGCAACCCCATTTGCGGGAGGAGTTCTGATTGATAGCAGTTCTACTCAACTGACAGACAACTCCAATTCCTGAATACCGACCGCTCTTATGAGGACTTGAAACGATGGCCTTAACACTCTCTGCCGCAACGACTGATAAACAAAATGTGCTTCTGACGCTAAATGCTGATAACGAGGGGGCAATTGTAAGGATTGCGGCCTTGCAAACAGCCTATCTGATAACCCTGACGGCTGTGAATCCGGCCAGCACGGTTAGCTGGGGCCTCTTTCTAAACCCCTCCTGGTTGACCTTAGAGACAAACTCTGCAACTAATACGGCTCAGGTGAAATTCACCAGCCCCAGTGCTGACACTAGATTGTTCCAGTGCTATGTGAAAGCGGACGATGGGGTAACCCAAACGTATTATCCATTGGCCATTGAAGTTCTAGAGTCGCTATCCATCGTGGTTTCGGGTAGGACAAATAACTACTTAGCCTACGATTCCGCCGCCACCCCTGTCACACTTCAGGCACTGGGCTTGAACGGCACTCCCATTTCTAACGGACAAGTGAGCTACGTCACACCCATAGGGTTGCCGAACGGCCTCTCGCTCATCACCGCAGACGGGAACTCCGCCTCGCTTCAGGTTACCCAGCCGAACATCAACTCCATCTCCGGAGGGGTCACAGCCTCCTCTCCCGCTACCTATGATTTTCTCGCCTTCTGCCCTGGCACTCTTTACGATTCCCTGACCTACCCATACGATCTTAGTCTAGTGGTCGGCACTCTGGCAACCAAAGTGGGTATCCTAGATGCTGCGATGTCCTGCTATTTTGACAACACGAATCACTATATGGTACTCAACATCCAATCTGATTATTTGGATGGACTGGGCGGGGGCCTAGCTTTCAATTGGAACACCTCTGGCACAGCTACGGGTATCGTTACCGATGGGGGAACCTCCACTTCTTCCTTTATGAATTGGACCCCAACTACGGCTGGAACCATTCAATTCCAAGTGGCAGTGCAGGATTCTGTAACAGGGAATACCATTACCAACCTCAACTTCGGCCCCTTCCAAGTCGGCCCAGCTAGCGGAGTTTGGACTTCTACAAGTGCCATTAAATTACAAGTGGATGCGCCATTTAAAACTGGCCCTGCGGGGAGTTCTGTGCCATTCATTGTTTCTGTTCCTACAGGAGAATTCCAGGGTGGGGAGACAATTAACGTCACGGTAAGCCTCATTTCAGCTAACGGCGAACCTGCCATCACCCCCCCATCCACGTTCGCTCTAACATCTATTGCTCCCTCCAGCACCTTTAATTTGACTATTCCCGCCAATGCTCAATTTAAGGGTAAGTGGACTGTGGTCGCCACAGCGAACAATAGCCTCATCTCCCCAACTCGAACCGGGCAGTTGAGCACCGTATTGCTCTCAACTGGGCTTCCAACATTCAGCATCAATAATAATGCCATTATCACTCTAAATCAAGTAACCGGAAGCAATATCACCCCAGTGTCTCTGGTGGCCACCAATAGTGGAACCCTGCAACCTATCACCGATGTGAAGTTCTCCTTGGTAAACGCCCCTCCAGGACTCTCCATTGTAAACAACCAAATCGTAGGGGCTGTCCCCCAGGTGGGGAGTTTTAATTTCCAAGTAATGGGAACCGAGCCCAACTACTCCAATTCATTCACAAACGTGTCTTTGGTTGTCACCGGCTCTGCCTCCCCGCTTACGATTACTAGTTTTGGCTCCACCGTTGCCCAAACTCCGGATAATACACAGTTCAACGTCAACTGGGGGGTTACTGGTTCCCCAGTCTCTCTAACGCTTCAGAGAAATGCGGATGTTCCTCTCAGTGTTCTCAATTCGGTACAGAGCACTCAGACCATTGTCGGCACGAGTGTGTTCACCCTCATAGGGTCAGATTACCGCACCAGCGTCTATTCGATCCCATCCATCGTGGTTTCTAATAGCTCTGTCAACGCCACACAGCTTTCGGGAGCCCCCGCTATTGCGGAGATTGATGACTCCAATTTACTGACCATTATCTGGAACCCCCCACAGGTTAACAATGCCTACAATCTTTACTTGGGTTGGAACATTCAGCTATCTGATAATGGGGCTGCTCCGGTTCAGATTTTAAATAAATCAGGTCTACCACCCACCGGGTTAGAAATCAGCACTGCTACAAACGACTCTCGACTCTTCACCTACCAGCTAGCTAACAATGATAGCTATACGATGAACATGACGGCTCTGTCATCCAATCGTGGGGCTATTCTAGACTCCAACCCATGGTCCCAATTCTTGGCGTTCCCTGGACCAGTGAACAACTCTCTGGTGAGCCTGAGCAGTTCAACTTTATCTATTAGTCAGTCCCTTACCATCACTTTAAGTCAGTCTTATGCTGCCGCCGACTATTGGCGTATTACCTACAGTGATGGAACAAATACCGGATGGCTCCCAATCAGTCAGAAAACCCAGGCCAAGGCGTTCAACACCCCTGGAAGTCAGACTATTTTTGTCGAATTTTCAAATGACTTTTCCACCCTCACCCCTCCAATTTACCTTCGCCGTTCCCTAGCTCTTAGCGTTTTTGTTCAAAATCAGGTCTATAACTCTACCACCGCAGGCGTGATCGGAACTGGGAATGTGGGACTAGGAGGTGAGGCAGGATTTGAAATTGCCTCTTCCAGTAGCTCTACTTACAAACCCCAGCCCTACATGGTCATTGTTAAGGCCCTGGTACAGGACAATATGACCCAAGAATTAAAAATTCTGGTAGCCACGAGCCGAACCAACAACGCCTCCTCGCTGTTAAACACCATGTCAGCGGATGTGTTCCCTATTGTTTACCGCCCAAATCTCAAAGATTTGATTATTCCACCACTGAACTTCTCTTCCAACTTAGCCCTAGTTACCCCTGTATCCATTGCTACTACAGCCCTTCCAGACGCTATCGTGGGTCAGCCGATGGCAGAAGTCCAGCTTTCGGCTTCGGGCGGAACCGCACCCTACGACTGGTACTCCGATTCACTCCCATTTGGGTTAAACTTGTCTCTAGATGGAACGCTCAGTGGGACTCCACTGACTGTAGGAGTCTATAACATCAACTTCTCCGTGCAAGACGCCACTGTCCCAGCTTTCATTGCTGAGGCCACAGTGATGCTCACGATTGAGTCAGATCTAGCTGTTCAAGTCATCACTCCTCCATCAGCTAGAGTAGGGACATATTACCAGTCTCAACTTACGGCTACGGGGGGGCTCCCACCTTACTCTTGGAATGTAGTAGATGGTGCGCTACCTCTTGGACTCTCTCTTGATGCTGGGACTGGTTTGATCAGCGGCTACCCCGTCACTTACAATTCAGATTCTGATTTTGACACTCCGTTTGTTTTTGTCACGGAAGTAGTGGATTCCATAGGTTCTTACTCTTCGGTCAGTTTCTCCATGAGTTTGCTGCCGATGAATCTAACTCTAGGGAATATGGATCAAACCATCATCTCCGAGGGAATGGATTTCAAGATGGCCATTCCGGTCTTTGGGGGTCGAAGCCCTTATACTATCGCCTCCTTCACTTCTGATAATTCCATTGGAAACGCCCTATCAATTATCTCCCCAGAGGCCGTGGATGTGGTTTCGGGACTTGGAACTCCTGCTCTCACCATCATGACCGGAGATCAGGTGTTTAGCCCAACCGCTTATCCATATGTTGTCTCCTTCCCGCTTTCAGCTACGGGTGGAGTGGCCCCCTATGTGTGGAGTCTGGACATCTCCACCCCCTCACTTAATACAATTTTGAGCCCCATTGTCAGTGCTTCTCTAGCAGGCGGCACCTTCCTTGCAGATGGGGCTTACGCCATTGTAGCCCATGTGGTGGACCAGACCGGAGCCTCTGTCTCCAAGATCATCAATTTGACCTCTACTCTCAAGGGTGGGTCAGGCGGAACTGGACCCTCTGCTCTTGAGTATGTCATCATCAACAAGAACAGCAGTTCTTATACGACTGATTGGACTTTCACTCCCCTGAGTAACCTGCCAGATGCCCAGCAGGGGTCTCCCTACCTTCCACCATCACTCCCCGGATCTTTCTTTGGGATTGCCGTGTGGAACCCAACTTCCAACCAAATTTATGATCTTCGAACTGAGGCTACCCAGATTCAATTCACTAACCTCTACTCTACGGTTGGTGGGGCAGGGCAGTCCAATAACAGTAAGTTTATTGTGGATGCTACGGCAACTGGTCTAGGCCAGGGTTTTTCTGGAATCCTGCAATCTCTCTTCTCCACTTCGAATAGCACTCTGGTAGACCCCACCACCGGAGCCCCTTATCCCGCTCAATGGCAGGATATTTATGATCCGATCATCACCGTCCATCAGCCCAATCTACCAGCCGATCAGCAAGTCTACACGTGGAGTATCGGTGGGGCTACCACCATTCCCTATCCCACTTTCTCCGGAATCAACTCTGCCGGGGAGACAGTCGTAGGGCCAGTGGTGACGACCTCCACCGGAACCGTTAACTTGGTCCCCACTACCCTGCTGACCAGTTTCTTCACCACTCCAGCTTTAGCAGCGTCTAATCCCTATGTGCTAGAGATCGTCGCAACTGATACCAACGCCAATACCTACTCTACCCAATTTGCTTTCTACCCAGTCGCTGGTGGGACCATAACCAGCACTCAAACCAGTGGAAAGACTGTGGTTAACGAAGTGTTCCCAGGCATCTCCCTCCTGACCCCCAGTGAAGCTGGAGCTATTAGTTCTGGTGCAGTGGCGCAGAGTGTGACCTCTCAGCAGAGTGGGGTTACCACTCCTTACTTCCCCATGGGGGTAGCCTACTACCAGGGTGACTATTCAAATCTGGCCCACACTCAAATGAGAGCAGCCGATATGGCAGCCATCACCCCCACTCAGGGTGTCACCACTACGGCTCTGGGCTCCAATCCTTACACATTCGTCATTTTGGATGACATCGGAACTTCACCTTCAAACTCCACCATAAGCAACCTTGGGAACTTCACGTTAGGCACTGTGGTAACAAATAACAATTTATCCAAGGAAATGAGTGTGCATTGCTCCGTTCTGGGAGGGGGAGGTGGGAATACCACCACTCCTGTTGTCACCATTACCACCGTGCAGGGGGATACTCTGAATGCAGCCGCACTGGGGTATCAGGCCAACACAACTTACGTGAATTGGTTCTATATCCTGAATGCCACTGGTGGGACCGCCCCCTACACATTCTCTCTGGTAAATGGCACCACCTTCCCAGGTGTGACGGTCCACAACAACCAGACCACCACCACTTTCCTCAACCCTACTGGAACCTCCGCGCAGACCCCATATACCGGATCCTTCTTGCTGGTTAACAGCCTTCCAACCGTATCGGCCAATTCCTTAAACTCAACCCTCAACTACACAGTTCAGGTTCGAGCGACCGATGCGAATGGTAATCAATCTACGGTCGCTACCGTCCCCTTCACAGTTATCCCAATGACTACTTCAAGCTCCGGTTTGGCTCCGGCCCTTCAAACTCTGACCAATACGCTGACCGGTGGACCACTCTGGGCTGGGGTGAATGTGGCTCCTCTCGCACAATCCATCACCCTCAGCACCAACGCCACATGGACTCTAGACAGCCAGCTTCCGGCTGGATTATTGCTGGCAGACCCAAGCGGAACCGTTCTGATGCATGGAACCTCCATTTCCGGAGGGGGTAATGCCACGGCCATATACAATCAGACTATCCAATTGATTGGGACTCCAATTAACACGGCAAACGTGACGGTGAATCTGACTGCCACGGCTCCTGGCTACTCCCCGTTCACTATTGCCCTCCCTCTGACCATCAATCCGCAGACTGCCACAATCAATATCACCAGCGGAGGGTTGGCTCAGCCTAACACAACCTACAGCCTGTCTCAGGGTAGCCCCTTTGTCAGTCTGCATGTTGAAGGTTTCCTTTCGACCGCTTCTCCGGCTCCCAGCCTCATTACAAATCTAGGCACCCTGAGCAACCCCGTGGTAGTAAATGTGACGAATATCTATAACTCTTCGTACGCACAGACTTATGATTTGTTCTACACCTTCACCACAGCCTCTGTAGGTGGAACCGGAACTTTCTCCATCCAAAATGCCGGAAGCATAACTGGCTCGACCAGCTTTACGGTCGCACCTCCCGCTTTGGCAGCCCAAGGAAATACGGTTGCGTTCACTGTCTCTGAGTATACCTCCGCTAACTTCACCATTTCGACTCCCCCTCTGACGATTACCGGAGGGACCGCACCTTACGGAGCAATCTGCACCGTAGTAAGCAACCCCACTTACTTTGCTATCGATAGCAACGGTAGACCTTACTTCAAGGTGGATCTTGGTCTTCCTGGAAACACCTATACGACCAACGTCACCTATCAGGTTGCAGACAGTAGCGGTGTGCCACTGATTACCAGTGCAGTAGCCACCCTCTCAGTCTATATGCAGCCCGAAACCATGAATACCGTTCAGTTTGTTTCTGCGACTCATGCGTTCACAGTTGGGCAATCTACAGTTTATTCAACGGCTGAGTGCATTCATGTCCAGCTTGGTCATCCCCCATTTACTTGGAGTATCACCTCTATCTCGATGAGTCCAGGGGCCAGCGCCTTCATCAAGGCCAGCCCATCCAATGAACTCCTTGTAGTCAATAACTCTGCCTATCCTGTGAACTACCAGGATTATGCTCCGACTGATAACATCATCGGACTTTGGAACGGAGGGGTGCAATTATCCGGTCAGACAGGTCAGACTTTCACAATCCCAGCTTATGTGGGAGCCCCAACCGCAGGGGTTTACACCGTCACCCTTGGCATTACTGTTGTTGATTCAACTGGAGTTTCCACTAGTGGGGTCGGCACCATAACCGTGATTGTGGCTTAAACAAACGGATTTTCGACATCCTTAATAGAAGGCATCCGATGACTCAGATTTTGCGCCCAGTAACTGAAACCACTAATGACGGGTTTTATTTTGATCCTACCTTGCATCCAGCGAGTGTAGTGGTTAGCCCTCCGGGGGGAAATGAATTCCCGTTCACCAGTGGGGGATGGTGGTATAGCTCCTCCCTTCCGGCTGGGCAAGTCTCTCCTTTCGGCGTAAATGGGCAAATCATAAACCCTTGGGCCACCAATTTAAACTCTAACATTTTGGTTCAACAGTATCACACTGGGTTCAAAGCCTTAGCAGCCCCTGCATCTGTTCAGGGAATGAATACTAAGGAGGTCATTTATGGGTCGTTTCCAGTCTTAACCGATAGCTGGACAGATGGGCTATTGTCAGTAGTTTGCGGCTACAACGCGATTGCGGCCCTAAAGACCGATGACACTGTTCCAGTTATGAATTTGGAATATTCTATTGACAACGGCAACACCTGGACCTCCATCACCAGCTTGTCTTGGCCCACCACTTCTGATAATACTGGCCTGAGTGGGGGACTCTATTGGTGCTATCTGGTGGAGACTCTTGGTCCGAACACGGTTATTTCCCATGGTACAAGCCTTCCCAACGGGTCTGTTCAGCCATGGTGGGGCATCACATCAGGAAACCAGTACGACACCACCATACCCGGCATTACGGCTCTGGAAGTAGCCAACATCCTAGTTCGTTTCACTCTGTCTGGGGGTTACGTCCTCCCAGTAGGTTACCCTTACACGGCCAACGGAGCCCCTTATTATGTGGGGACCGGATGGCAGATTGCTGACGTCAGCCTAACCGATGCGGCCACTGTGGCTGTTCCACCTAACTCTGCCACAGGCACCACCGGGGTTTCCGGCCCCGCCAATGCAGTTACCATTACGACTGGACCCGGAGCCTTCGGACAGTCGGATCTGGACTGGCAGGTAGCTACGATGACTGGAAATGTAGTGACAGGAACCTATATTCCAACAAAAGTCATGCAGCCTAACGCCTTCTGGGGAACCATCGCTGGGACTACATGGGTCAACGCAGGAGATGGGCCTATTCCGTCCACTTCAGCCACTCATGTGGGGGGTTTAAACACCCGCTACCGCTATCAGACAACTTTCCTCCTGCCCAGCAACTTCTCTACAGCCAGTTTAAACTTAGCGTTGCTGTGCTCTGATTACTCCCCACGAATCGCCTTGAACGGCAATGTAATCGGAACTCAATCGGCCATCACTAATAACGCCCCCAACCCCAACCCTGTGGCCCCTCCGGCTACTTTCGCGGCCTCCACGGGCTTTGTGACTGGCACCAATATTTTAGAAATTGATGTTCAGAATGGAGGAGACTGGACAGGACTAGATGTCTTGGCCCAAGTGGATTACCAGTTGAGTTCATCTTCCCTCTCAGGAAGCGGGATCACAACCCCAAGCACCACGGTCGGACTTGTAGCCGTGGGGGGCACCGCACCCTATGGTTTCTCCATCGTGTATTCTGATCCTCAGACGACTCTTCCAGACCCAACAAGCAACGCCAGCATTGTGAGTATTAGCGGTCAGCCCTACCTACAAATTGATGGATCTTACGTCCCAGCCGGAACTTACACGATTCGTGTTCATGTTGTGGATACAGAAGGGGACTCAAACGATCAAATTGTTCCTGTCAATGTGCTGAGTAACACGAAATTCAATATCCTGAATGAGTCCATTGCGGTTGTTCCCGCCTCTTTCCCCTACACAGCTTCCCTAGAGTTGGAGCAGTATGGGGGGTCAGGCTCTGTGACTTGGAATATCCTACCGGCCTCAACTACAGTTGCTTCCGCCCTAGTTGAGGCTGCGGCTCTAAGCTACACGGTTAACGGATTTGGGACTTACCATATCGGACTGGTTGCAGTCGATTCTCTGGGCAATACCACCTCTAAGATCATTGCTATCATTGCCACCTCTGATACAGGGTATAAATTAGTGGACGGGCAAATCGAAATCCTATTTGTTGATGAGGCTGGAATAAAGACCGGCTCTCATCAATTTAACATTGGACTCTTGGATAGCGCAAGTAACACCAGCACACGAACCTACAACTACCTATTAAATACCACGGATTCTGTTATTGCCCCAGTGCCATACGCTATTAATAAGTATTGGGCAACCTCAGATACCACACCTTACAATTTCCAAATTTCTGGAAATCAGTCTGGGGTTATAATCGGGACTTCTCCAGCCGTAACCCTAGCCAATGGCCTTACGGTATACGTAGACGGCCCTTCAAAATTCATCGAAATTTCTGGACCACCCGTAACTTCTATCAATGCGATTGCCAACGTAAAGATTCCTTTGATTCGTGCCAGTCAGGTGATTGGCACTATCAATCGCTCCTACGTCACTGTCCCTTATGCGGGGAGCAATCTAGAGAATCTAGGGGCAAATACAGTCCAGACTGTCCCTGCGGTTGTGGGGGATTTCTTCACTCTTAATGTTCAGAAGCCCTATTTCAACTCTCCGGATAACAATAGGGATGTCACATGGTATGTTCGAGTCCAGGCAGGGTCGTCCCTTCCAACTGGTCTAAGCCTAGATCGAAATACAGGGCTGATCTATGGGCCAGTTGAAAGTGCCAGTACTTCCCCAGGTGTTATTGAGTTTGTTAACAAGAGCGGAGTTGTTGTCGGAACCTTCACCATCAATTTCAATTTCTTTGCCAGTGACTACACCTTGATTGAAAGTCTCCCTATCGGGAAGCTTGGATCTGTGTACAATGGTTTCATAACTTCAACTTCAACCGATGCGCTGACTACGGGCTCTGTGATATATGGAAATATGCCATCCGGTCTAACTCTAACCACCAGTGGAAACACCCTGCTTGTAACCGGAACTCCAACTGAAGCTGGGTATTTTGATTTCTGGGTTAACTCCATTAGCAGCACTGGAAAGAAAGGTTACATCTATAAACGACTTGAGGTTACATTCATCGCCCCAATCGCCATCACTTCAACCACCATTCCTTCCGTTATTTCCACTCAGAGCTATTCTAAGCAACTTACCGCTGTGGGGGGAGTTGGGGGTTATACTTGGAGTGTGAGTTCGGGAACACTTCCCAGCGGAATTACCCTTAGTCCGACTGGTTTGCTGAGTGGGGTTTCCACAAACGTAGGATATGCACAATCCATCACTTTCACTGTGACGGATTCGGATGGTAACACTATTCATCAGGGTATCCAGGTGACGGTGGAGTCCGCTCTCACCATTCTTAATGCTTCGCCGCTACCCAACGTAGAGTTGAACGTCCCCTATTCTTTATCCCTCTTAGCTCAGGGAGGAACTGGAACTGGTTACACCTGGGGGGTCTCTCCATCCCTTCCGACCGGGCTCTCATTGAACACCAGCACTGGAGTTATCAGCGGAACAGTAGTGGGTGCCACTCTCCCCGTTCCTGCCTCAGTTTTGTATGGCATCACTATTACAGTGACGGATTCGGGTAGTAATACAGACTCTTCTCCATTCAATTTATCTGTAGTGCCGAAGCCTCCTCCTTTGGGCATTGATGTGTCTGGTGTGGGTCCAATCTCTAGAGGTGCAAACTATTCTGCTACACTAAAGGCCACCGGCTCTGGAGTCCTTCCTTATACTTGGCTATTCTCTAACCCAGCTTCCACCCCTCCTGGATTGCAAATTAATGCAAACCCTGTGGATCAAGGTGGGACCGCTTTCATCAGTGGAGTGACAACGGCTGTGTTGACCAACATATCTGTTGAAGTTACTCTGGCTGATAGCGCAGGGGGTTTGGTTAACGGTTATGTGATTCTGACTTCTGTGCCTAGCGTAGAGATTCTCACCCCTGGACCAAGCCTTCCACAAGGACAAGCGGGGTCCAACTACTCCTTCAATCTCTCTGGGAGGAGTGCTAATTTACCCTTGACCTGGGCCACAACAACTCCCCTACCCCCTGGGATGTCCATGAACTCAGCGGGAACTATTACGGCTGGTAACATTACGGCTGCGACTGGAACCTACAATGTCACCTTCCAATTAACGGATGGGATAGCGGATACAGCGACTACCACCTTTAGTATCCAAATTGTAAACACAACGTTAGCCATCACTACCACATCGCTTCCAATCATCCCCAATGGCCAGCCCTTCAGTACCACATTGACTGCCACTGGAGGGAGTGGAACCGGCTATGTCTGGGAATGCTCTGATCCGGCAAGCGGGGGGCTACTGGCAAATGGTTGGACTGTTACGGTTTCGGCTACTGGAACCCTTACTGCTACTGGTGCGACTGGCTCTTACACTGTCTCGGCTACGGGAGGAAGCGGGGTCTACTCCGGCACTGGATTGTTCCCTTGGTCCGCTCTGACCGGAACCGTCCCCGCTGTTTCCGGATTGACCAAAACGCTGTTCTACAATTATATTGGAACCGTTCAAGTCACTGACACAATTACAAATCAAACTATCCGTGGAGTAATCAATATCCCCTTCCAGCTTTCCCCAACGGACACTTTGCCTAAGACCATCACCTCTTCACAAACTCTTACCAATAGCTGTAATCTGGCATCTGTCCTTCCGACTGGGGTTAGTTTTTCTGAGGGTGGAATTCTAGCCACCACTGGAACGACTGCAATTTTCAATCAGCCGGTAGAGTTTACTGTAACCGATTCAAATGGGGCTACGGTAAGCACTTCCCTGAATCTACAGGTTCAGACCATTACCCCATTGGGTGCGCTACAGACTGGGCCAGACTACATCAATGGAACTCAGACCAGTTATCTGGGTGCTATCAGTTTGGTCCCCGGAGACATCCAGGCCATAAACCCACGACCGAATCAGAGCTTCTTTATCTATGGAAGTGTCCCCGTTGGCGTGACCGCTTCTCAGCTTAACGTCACCACTACTGTAAACAGCAATACGGGAGCTTACTCGAATGTGGTTGGGGTGGTGGACTCAATTAGCAGCACTGGAATTGTTATAATCAAACTAGTGTTTGAGGGGCTCCAGAATGGTTATATGACTAATCCTCCTCTTGGAATCCAAAGCAATTCAGTGGATATTACGCTGATTAACACCGCTAGTGGGGCTAAAGCCGTAGGAACCTTCTCATTCCAAACCATAAATCCTGGAGTATTAACAATATTGCAGGGCTTCTTGGCCGCTCTTCCAACTTTTTAAGAGGAATTAATGTCTTCCACTAATCCAGTTCCCTACATCCCGCTCTTAGAGGGCTATTCAGGATATGTCTATCTCACAAATAGCACGACAGTCACAGGAATAAATTATGCCACTGGAGGGGACCAAGCGGCCACTCAGCCACTAGCCCTTCAGAATAATGTAATTGGGTTTTCAAAGGCTCTGGGATCTGGACAGGGAAGATTACAGATCGCTTACGACTCTGTAAGTGACACCACCCAGCTTCAATATATTGGTGGGAGTCCTACCTCTCCAAATACCTGGGATGCCGCTATGGCTGATAATTTCCCTGTCTCCATTTCACTCACTGACATTGCTTACATAAATGCAGCCAACCAATATGATTTGTACACATTTGTGCCCCCCGCCTCTGGGGCAAATGGAGCCGGTGCGGGAGGCTCTCAATTTACCTTTGAAGTGTGGGCTCTTTGTCAACCACAAATCGCCTCTATTTCCCCGACCAGTATTACGGCGGATGGGTCGGCTCACATTATTACAATTTCTTTGGCTCGAAGGCTTCACAGTTCTCAATCCCCAACTATTTCACCCTCCATCACTGGGAGTGGGGTCACGCTTGGCACCCCTACTCCAATAACTAATGCGAACGGGCAGTTGACAGGATGGAGTATGACTGCCACCGCATTAGCCGCTCAGCCTACTTCTACGCAAAGTATCACTTTCGCTTTGACTGAGAATGCCACTTATCTGAGTGGGGATTCAATCGTCACTAACGCGCTGACCTACCCATCTAGCACTCAGAGTCTAGGTGTCATCTCAGAGGTCTCTTCATCCATCCCTATTGCCGCCACAGCCGCTACCCTGGTTGGGGGCTCCGGAACAGACGTTACCCATGGCCTAGTCACTGCCACATCCGGTGTTATCGCCGGAGGATTGACGGCTCAGGTTACCCTTACTTCTGGCACTCTATCAGATTTAACGGCTCCGGTAAACGTTGTCGCTCTTCCTTACAACTTTGCCACAGGGACGACTTCTTACACGAACCCGACCTTGAAGGCCATTAATAACCGCACCACTATTGCAACAATGACTCCAGTCGGAGCCCCCACCATTGTAATTAATGCTCAAGGGAATAACGTTTATCAACAGCAATACTACGCAAATTTTGATACTTCTGCTCTGCTGTTGGATCCTTCTGGGAGCGCCTACCCTCAATGGCAAATCGGTTACTCCGCAACTGGCCCCACCGTCCCCTATACGAATTGGTTTGGAACCTATGTTAATGGTAATCTCACTGGGAACACCGCAGCTTACACAGTGTACGCCCTAGTTGGTGGAGATGAGTATGCCTACTCATCGGGTGTGTGGGAGGATGCGGCTGGGAACCCAGCCATAAACTTGTATTTCAGCGGCACAGTCCAGTTTTATATCTCCCCAAATTGGAACCCGGAAAATGTTATAAACTCTGCTCCAGAAGTGCTTACCTTGATCCAATACCAAATAGATGGAGGCACACTAACCTCTTCCAACTTAGCTACAACTTATACCGCAGGGAATGGGGATATCGCCATGGGTCTCGCATCCATTGATACGACAAAGTTCTCAGTGCCGACAGGGAACCACTCAATCACCTGGAAGTTGATCACCGATCTGGATACTGGTGCCACACAAACTCAAGTGCAAACCGCCACTGTAGCCTTCTCTACAAATCAAAGTGCTATTGGTGGGGCAATCCCTGATTACACCGTCTCCAGCACTTCCGCAACGACTCAATCCTTCGTGCAAAACCAAAGCTCTTCTGTCTCCTGGGTACTCACTTACAAACCCAATATTCTATTCGCTGGCAGCTTGAGTTTCGGCATTACGGGACTTCCCTCTACTGGGACGACCTTTGTGTTCACCCCTTCCACCCTGAGCCTTCTGCCAGGAGGGACCGCACTCAACACCACACTAACCCTAACAGCCTCAAGCGCACCAGTTGGGAACTACCCCATCACCATTCACGCCACATCTGGGGCTTCAGATGACGCTCCTTTCAACGCGCTCTTATCCGTAGAGGCTCAGGTTATTGCTCCTGCCCCCCCTTATCAGGAAACCGGCCGCTGCTGCTTCTTAGCTGGCACGAAGATAACAATGGAAAATGGGGTATTAAAAGACATAAAGGAACTAGAGGTAGGAGATAGGGTTGCCTCCTACGATATTTCTTCTAAAACCATGACCGTAGGGACTGTGGAGTTTATCCATAATCCTATCCGGAGTCATATCAATCATGTACAGTTTGAGGATGGAAAGGTGCTAAATGTTACCTCTGATCACCCACTTTACACAACTGAAGGTTGGAAATCATTAGATCCGGAATCAACCCAAGTTGGGTATGGCATGACCTGTAGGAGATTAGCTGAGGGGGATCAGGTCATGAATTTAAAGGGGGATTTCCTTACCATCACCAATATTGAATTTGAAGCTGGAGAGTTCCAAACATACGCTCCTGGAAGAGTGTCCGACTGCTCTACCTACTTTGCTGATGGCCTCTTAGCCCACAACTGTGGGGGCGGCTAGCGGAAGCTGATGAAAGCCTAAAATGACTTCTCCTTATAAATATGCTCTTCCTGGCCCCCCCTTCAACTTTCTGGGGCACATGTCTCAAACCCAGAATAATGCTTTGTATGCTTGGATCAATCGAAACAGTGCAAATCAACCATTAGCTATGGCGTGGTATCAGATCAGAGCCAACCAATTAAGAAAATCTGCTGGTCTGTTAGAGGGTTACTATGCAACCAAATACCCAGATCCGTCTGCTCCACAAGCAATGACTCCTAGCTTCCAGAAAGCCGAATGGCAGCCTGGACCTAATGGTCATTTTACCTACGTAAACGGGAATGACCAGCTTAGTTCCGTAACAGTCAGCAAGATAAAAGACTACTATCGTTATATGATGCAACGTGATGATGAGGGCATGTTCTGGATGAATTGGCTGAGAAACCATATAGAGCGGCATGAGGATATGGCTAACTTACACAATGATGCCGTCATCCAAGTCCCACTCCTCCAGACTGAGTTAACTACCATGTTTGGTCTTCCAGAAAATCAGAACGTTCTTGTGGATGATATTACCACTCCTGTCGAGGGTGTGAACAACGCCTCCCTACCGGGGCCTTACTTCCGAGTTAACCAGTTAGACCAGCCCACCGCCTGGGAACTCTCTCAATTTAGCCATCTATCCAGCGGTAAGGCCATTCCGGGGACACCTCAGCAGACTGGTGCCGGAAGCTAATCCAATCATTCGGCTATCTGGAGCTATTTTGAGAGAACTATGTCCTACGACTTTGATGTGCGCCTATCCCCTTGCAACCACCTTCAGGTGAAGGAGAGGATGACTGTTGATTTGACAGACCTTCGAACTCTGCTTTACGCCAGTCCTAATCAATATCAGGATGCGGTTCATATCAGAGGAACGGTTGCGGCGAAAGCCTCAGTAAAGTTGTTCATCTCCGGTATTGAAGTGCCCCAGAGCCACCCTCAATACGGTTGGGATGTGTGGCCAGATACCTCATTTCCCGCCTCAGCACAGCTTTCGAAAATTATGTTTCGACAACAGATGCGGCTGACTAACCCGGTGATTGAGATACAGTATATTACTATCGCGGCCTATTGTTTGAAGTGCAATGGGTTTAGTAAAGTGAACGATTACACAATCGCTCAGAATGGCTCGTTCTTACACGTTTGGGAGTTCTATAAACTTGTCCAACGGATATACAAGTTTATTTTGACCTCAAACTGCATATTCTACCCTGCCTTTACTTCCCAACTAAAAAATTTCATTGGGCAGAAATTCTTAGGGACGGAAGACGACATTTCAAATGAGTGTTCGAACGCACTGGACAATTTGAAGCGGATCCAGTTAGCTCAAAAAAACATACAAGTTTTATCCCCCCAGGAAGTGTTGAAAAACATCGAGAGTATTAGCTCAGTGAGAAATGCCGAAGACCCTACAATCATTACAACAAATATGATGGTTTCTTCTTACGGAACCCCCCGTGCGACCCCACTGAGTTTTACGTTACAAACCACGAACAACAATATCCAAAATTAAGAGGTCGAGAATGACAGTCATACCGCAAATTACCCTGAGTCCACTGATCCTCATCAGCCCTACGATGGAGGGCCAAGAGCTTGGTATTGACACGAACGGGATAGATATGGTCTACCAAGCCTCCACAACTGTTCAGGCCGTAACCGTATCGATTGAGGGAGGTAATTTCACTTCTTTAACCCCCACCTTAATGGCTGGTTATAACAACTTCACTGTAAGCATCACAGGGATAACCCCTTCGTCCTCTGTCATTCAAGTGCTGGCAGTGGGGACGAGCTACAACCCTGCGGAGCCACCAATGACTGGGCCTTACTACGCGACTCCCACTTCTTCATTTGGGCTAGTGTACACTGGCCTCTCTGGATCTCTCCCTGTGCTTAACCCCCCATCGGGCGTCAGCACCTATAATGGGCTGAATCAGGCACAATTAGAATGGGTGCTCCCCACAACTCCCGGCCTTCTAGGTGTTCGAGTCCAATACAGCACTGATTCCACTGGGGTGAATGTTCCTTATCAGCAATATGGGCCGCTGGTAACTCAAATTACCAGGGCTGCCAACAACGTTACTAATTCTGAAACCTCAACAGCGGTTATAGGAGATCAGACCACCATCACGACCGTGGACACCACCATCCCTGTCAGCTATAGTTCAGTCATATTCCCGCAATCTATCGCCGGAGGAGCCAACTTTTTCTATGCGGTCCTCTCTACCGTAGTGCAGGATCCAATAACCAACACGGTATATGAGTCCAATTTCAACGGTCCATTCCAACTCGGGTTTGTTGATCTGCGTCAAGTAAACCCCTATGACTACCAGTATCTCCAACAGAAAGAGGACATCGCCTCTAGACTGATTAGCTCAGCGATGGCTAACTACCCACAGCTTGATCTAACTCCTCGGTCTGAACTTAGAGACCTTCATATCGATCCAATCAGCCTGGAGCTATCTCAGCAATCCGTTAGAGAGTGGTTTGGTAGGTGCTCACAATCCATCAGTGCAGTGGCAACGATTGATGATTATGATGGAGATGGAGTTTCTGACCCATTTAACACCAGCCCTTTCAAATCCCAAATCGCTACCGCATGGAACTTATCTGCCTCTAATACCCAGCTTCTGATTGATAAGCAATTTGACATCTTGGGAGAGAGGGCCGGAATCACCAGAGGTGGGGCCACCCGATCTGTTGCGATGATGACCCTCTACACCTATTCCAAACCCACCACACAAGTTACGTTTACCCAATCTGCAATGACCTTCTCTGCCGCTGGAAATAGCCAGTCCCCAGCGGTAAATTTTGCTGCGGTGGGGTCAGCAGTTGTGACTTTGCAGAGTATCAATGCGATCTATAGCTCTGCAAATAATTGGTGGAGCGTGGATGTGCCAGCAGAATGTACAGTCACTGGCTCCATCGGCAATGTGGGGGCGGGGGCAATCTCTCAGGCTTCTGGTCTTCCCTCCGGATGGCTTTGTATTAATCAGGGACCAGCCACATACGGCACTGATCAGCAATCCAACTCATCCTATGCGGTCATGATTAAAAATCGTCTGGTTGTGGGTGTGGATAGTGGTAGCCGGTTAGGGTATCTGAACACCACTCTGGCTACTCCAGGAGTCATTGGAGCGAATGTTGTGGCGGCGGGTGATGTGGAAATGGAACGAGATTGGCTCACTCAGCCCACATTGGCCGGTGGAGGAAAACACATCTTTGGTTGCGTTGATATCTATGTCAGAGGTATAACGGACTCCCAGCAGGCGGATGGACAAGTGTTCTCTTGGGGGAGTAGCTCCTCAACTTATAGAAGTTTCACCAGCTACACTCCTCTGCAAATTTCTAATAAGAGTCTTTTGGCGATTAAGCCTGCTTCTACGCTTTCGGGGCTTATCTACACCCCAATCGAAATCGTTGCTACACAGGGGACGAACCAGATTTTCTTTGGTGTTCAGACCTGTAAAGTAGATCCAACAACCAACACCATGTATTTAAACCCCACGGAACTTTGCTATCAACTTACCAATGTGGGTGGGGCGAATGAACAGTACCAGATATTTCAGCTTAATGGTGTGAACGCCACCAATCAGATGGTCATTAATTACCTAAATCCGCAGGCACCCAATGTCTCAGTCGTCGGATGGTTGAGGATGCAGACCCCACTTCAGTGCTACCCCACGGCCCAACCTGTTTCCACAGTCTATAGCGTAGTGGGAAATGGGGACAGCGGGACTTTATCACCTCTGGGAGTTCGGTTAATTCACAGCCAGGATCCACTGCTTAATGGGTTTTCCAATAAAGCAAATGATATAGTTCAGATTGACACCACGGCTAACGCCACCTACCCAAACATTACCCCAACAGTGCTCTCTACCATGCCTGGGCTGGCTCCTGGTTCACGAGTTCCATTCGCTTTTGTGACAAATGGACCAACTATCGAGCCTATTGATACCGACATGCAGGTGAGTCTTGATAACCAAGGTCGTGTGTACGGCATCAATTCCGTAAGATCCGCAGACCTGAGCACCGTTTACAAAATAAATGTAGACTATGCGATTATCCCAACAGGGATCCCTTCCTATTCTGGCAACCCTTCAATTTCTAGCCCTCAGATCGCCCCTACGTGTAACTATAATGCTTACAGTATTCAGTGGCTCCCCTCTGGAAGCATCCCTCTGGGTCAAGAGTTGCTGATCGGATACAATAAATATACTCTCCATGAATACTGCACTCTTGTTACCGGAGAATCACAAACACTTACTGGGTCAACTCCTGCCCCACTTGCAAATCCAGGGTTTATTAAGAACGTGTGGACTCCAGAGTCTTATGGGTACACCGTTATCTCCATGGACTCAGCTTTAGCGTCAGCGTTTATTCCCAAGCAAAATCGGTATATCAAGGTTACTTACGACAATGGGTCGGGTCCGACCGTAATGGTGGAAGGGCAGGACTATACCCTCACCATTGACCAGAACACCTATCAGGCGTATGTAGCTAGGATCCTTACGGGACGGATTCCTGATAAATCCTCTGTGCTGGTGTCCTACTTCTACAACGAAATGTTCTCGGTGACGACTGGCTACCCAGGCTATATTGAGCAAGTGGCAAATGCTATCGCCCAGACCAAGAATGCCGGGGGAGATGTGTTGATTAAACAAATGATGGCCAATGCGGTGGACATCATCCTATCGGTAGAACTCAACCCAAACGTAACTCCGGTGGCCATGGATGGCCAAATTCGAACTGTGCTAGGAGTGGTGTTAAGTAACGCCAGTTCAACTGTCACCCAGTCCGAAGTGATCCGACAGGTGAAGTCCATTCCTGGAATTGCAAATGTCATTGTTCCACTGACAAAGTTAGCCAAATCCGATGGATCTTATGACGTTGGGGTTATTATCCCATCTGGCACCACTTGGATTCCCATCACGCAGGACACCACTTTAGGCAGCCTTCCCTTCGCCGCTAACACATGGATCACTTCGACTGCGACCAAAGTCCTTCCCGACCAGACCATCCCATCTGGGGGTCTACCAGACGCCTACGTTGGAATGCTGTATGAGGGGGATCAGTTCAGACGGGCAAGTAGCATTATGGATTTGGTGACTAACCCTCCGACTAGCACCACCGATTTGGACGGAGCTTTTTATATCATCGGTGTGGGGGATCAGATCAACTCTATCACCCCTATTCCCTCAGTCTATGAGGGTTGTATCATCGCCACCTTCCCCTCCTACCTCTCGAACATCACTAAGAGTATTACTCCAAGCGGGTTCAGCTACAAAGTAACCTATCAGGCTTGGCGTGAGGGTGGGTATCGAGACATCACTCTTAGCTCAACAGAGTATCTTACCCTAGGCAGTGTCACCATTGATTATATAACGTCATGAAGCGTGGAAATAGCCTAAGAGTTCTTATGGAAAAGGGCCTTCTGAGTGAGAGGCTAAAGGCCATTTTAGACTCTTATTTCACGTATGAGTGGGGGTGGATGAGCACCTTTCCAGACACTGCTAAAGTGAATCATATTTTCAGTGGGCACGTAACCATAGCCAGTAAATTCATACAAGGCAAAGGAATGGAGACGGTCAAGAAAATTCAAATACCTTCAAAAAACGGGAAGGTATTTCTAATAGAAGCCCTAAAACAAGCCTACATGCAGCCGTATCTAGTGGTGGCGTTGTATAGTATGACAGACATGCTGAAAAATGGAAGTTCTACAATGACTGGACTTAGGTGGGAAAAGAGCGTTCCTTCAGAAGTTTTTGTGTTTCATCTGGATGAATCAAAAAACGTAGAAGGTGAACAGATCCTATAGTAGGACTTTTCGATACTTCTCTGAAGGTAACGATGGCAAATCCTGACCAACTCTACAACCAAACCCGAGATGCCCTGATCCAATATGAGGATTCAGAGTTCACCTACCTGCTAGGCAATGTCCCTAATTTTTACATCAGCCAGACCGATCAGACCATTTGGGGCTCTCTGCTCCGTAATGTAGCTACCGAACTGGCCCGTCTTGAATACGCGCACACCTATGATATCATTGGGAAAAATCCGGCTAACCTGACACCCCCAGATGCAAAAAGACAATGGGGGGACGTTCTTTTTATTAATCGCAACTCCCCTTATCCTGGGCAGTACGACCTAGACTACTCAAATCTTGTAGTGAACCTGATCAAAGCATTCCAAACTGGGTGTCGGGTAGTCACACTAGAAAATATCATACAAGCCTATACGGGACAGAGCATTGTCGTCCAGGAACTCTACCAATTAATTGGTAATGGGGTCTATGACGCAACAGATCGTAATACCTTGCAAATTTCCGTTCAAGTGGCCGGAACGGCTCCAGGCTCTATTATCAACGTAGCTTCTGAGACTGCCACCATTTCCGGAACCATCAGCACTTTACAAACCATCACAAACGACCTTTACACCGCAATAGATTTAGCAAAGCCTGCACACGTGGGCCTTAACTTGTCAGCTATTTTTGGGCAAGATGAACACATTGGAGACTATGTATATGGCCGCTATGGTATTGATGACTCTTTGACAATTATCGCATCTATGGTAGAAGACCTCCCATTCCCACTCCCTCTCTATCAGGCCCCCTCTTTCGACTCCGATTCCCCGGATACCGGTTTGGCTAGCACTGACACGGATAGCAACGAGTACAACTCCTTCGTACAGGCATCCTCTGGGGCTCCTCCGCTCCAGGAAACATACACGCTTGCTGAGTTCAATACCTATAGCACTTATGCTAAGGGAAACATTGTTCCAGTTGGTAACCAGCCTCCATTCCCAGGTGAGATCGGACCTACTTTGGTCGTTTGGGAAGTCTCAGATGACAATCTTGACATCATGGATATGGACTAATGGATGCCGACCACTTTTATCGAATTTTATATAAGCTGCATATAAATGGGTTAAGCAAGAAATTTACGGATTCGCTGCTTAAGAATTACTCTCACATCCCTAAAGCTGCCTTCAGTTATGCGATTACGAATGAAATTCCTTTTCCAGAAGGGGAAGCTGCAATTGCGACTAATGGAAGATACAGCTATGAGTATGCTGCTTTTTGTTTAAACAATCAGCGGTTCCCAGCCGGTGAAGATGCGATCATTGACGGAGTGTCTCATATTTACGATTATGCTCGTGATGTCCTAGGACATAGCTGGCCCGAAGCTGAGAAGATGCTGTTTTCTGGAAAAAATGATGAAGTTGCAGCAGAATACTTTGAAGAGTATATAGGTAAAGAGGGCTGGGAAAACCCAACCAATGAACTAAGAGACTGGATGATTCGACAGTTTGGAGAGTGTGCGGAATGTGGAGGACCCCTCCCAACCAGCCGGAGAGATTGTTATTCGGATAGTGAGGGGTTTGATACCTACTGTTCAGAGGACTGTGCCATTAGGGCAAGTGAGCGTTTAGAATGGGATCAGGTGGATTTAGAGGTAGAAGATGCTATGACCTCTGCCAAACCAGATATAACTACGGAAGAAATAGAGAAGGCTCAGCAGTATATTCGAAGACATGGCTACTCCGGAGACCTCACTGAATATCTGATTGAAGAGGGCTTTCTGCCAGAGGGAGAGTAGGCTCAGGCTCAAACTCCCCGACTATGGGTATCAATATTGAGAGTGTGAGCATGAAGAGAGCATTTGTCCTACCTGAGCAGGGTGTCATTAATATCTATTTCATCCGAGATGAGCGGCCCCGAATCCAGTGGCTGATTGACTTGGGTATTCCTCGATTTTCAGTATTCATGCTAGAACTCCCTATCCCTTTGGACAACCCAGGACACACCCAGATTGTATTTCATGAAGGGACTGCACTTATCCTAGAACAAATCAAGGCTTTCTTATCCGAGACTGAGTTCGGAGAGGATGCGGGGGTCATCAAGGCGATGATGCAGGCTATCAAGCAGACCGAGATCGACTTCTACGGAACTGAATTGATGTACGGTTATGAAATCCTGTTCCCTTTGAGCCAGCAATTCTACGATCTAGTTCATGAGCGAATTGTCAATCAGAAGACGGCCAGTGAAGACTCTGGTGCATGGAGCAGGCTTTATGATGATAACGTCAGTGATGAAGAGTTCTTAGAACGTCATGCAGGACGGGAAGAGGGCATCTCCAAATCTGTTTGGAGAGCACCGGACACAAATAAGCGTATGATGGTGGACCTGGGCAAACCAGTGCAGAAACGAGATAAACAGGAATTAAATGACGCTCGTAAGATAATCGACCGCTACAAGCAGACCATCTACAAGAGCACCCCAGGCCCTTTGTTCGTCATCCTATACGACCGCAATGGGCTTCCACGAGGCGTTAGTCGTGTAACCAATAAGGGACTGACCAAATGGGCCGATGGCTCTGAAGTACCTAGGGAACTTTTAACTGCATTGATTGACATCTTTGGGGAACAGGACGCCGATCAAGTCAAAGTGGCTGAAGAGAAGCCTAAAAATATCCCAAAGGATCTGCTCAAAAAACTTCCCGGCATTCACGAAATATCACCAGAAGGTCAGGATGAAGGGGAGGGGGATAACAATTGGGAGGAGCCTAATGGCTACTCTCAGACCGTCAGGGATCGCTTAAAGCTCCTGAGAGAGCGAACCGGAATGGAGCTTCCAGTTTTAGGGGAAGGGTCTTCCCGTATGGTCGTCGGGGTAAATGAACATGTTGCAATCAAGCTAGCGATCAATCAGCCCGGTGTGGCTCAGAACAAAGCCGAACTCAGAATGTATGAGAAGGTTGAGGATTGCACTATTATCACTCGCATTTTTTACTATGATACTGAGTTTCACTGGCTCGTAGTTGAGCGAGTCCTAAGAGGGGCCACCTATTCAGATTTCGAACGATATGGAGCAACCGACGCCTACAACTTTTGTAAAAAAGTAGAGCGTGGGGGAACAGAATTTCTTACAGATAGGCAGGCAGTGAAATCTCTTCAGTTCTTATGCCAGACACTTGGTGTTAAATGGTGGGACATTGATCGAGAGAGCCAGTGGGGGCTGGTCGAACGTAGGGGTGAGCGGTATCCGGTCTTGGTAGACTACGGACTTGATGAAGAGGTGGCCCGACAACACTACAGCAGCAAACTTGCCGCAGGGTGGGGTAGTTTCATCAATGGTGAATACTGGGTAGATGGCGACTCAGCGAACAACTATGCAGAATGCAGTGGAGACGGGGACTATACCCACGAAACCTATGCCAGAGAACAGATTCTCAATGACAAGTGGGACCAAATTCTTAGTGCTTGTCAGCGTCATCTTCAGGAGGCCCACGAAGAAGAAGATGACAACAACCCAGGAGAGGTGGAGGAAGAGTGGCGAAAGCTCCATGCGATGAAGTATGGGGAGCCTGACTTTCCAATGGAAGATGTGTTCTTTACCCTCATCTGGGGCTATGTTTCGTTAGAAGAGTGCGATGCCATCTTCAATGGTGAATACGACATGTTCAAGAATGAGGTTCGGGAATTCTTCATGCGATTCTACAACCAGATCCGGGTCGTGGACAAAAATTTCGAAGTGTGGAAACTCACCCCTCGAAACCTTGACACCATCATCGATTGGGTATTTAATGAGAGTGGGCTGGATGAATCCGACTTAGCTCAGATGAAGGATGAGGTTTATATTGAGCAATACGAAGGTGGCAGAAAATACGCAGGGATTCCAATTGGGGAGCTTCTAAACATGAAGAACCCAGGCGAAGTTTGGCGTTATCAAGGAATGACCGTGGCCTCGAAGCAGGCTGCGATGGTTGAACTTCCACACGATAAGGAAGTCAAGCTCCCCCTCTACATGCTGAAGAAACTCAAACAAATGGCCCAAAAGTTTGATCCCCAGGCTGACTTCCGCTTTGTCGGGGGCTGCGTACGTGATATGCTCCTGGACCGCAAACCAAAGGATTTCGATGTCGTCACCAACACCACGGCTGACACTTTACAGAAGATGGGTTTGGAGAACGTGGGAAAGGCTTTTCCTGTCTACCTCTACCATGACCCCACGTATGGCCAGATTGAAATCGCTGTGGCTCGTTCGGAAGAAAAGACTGGGGTGGGGCATAAGGACTTTGATATCGTTCCAACCGGCAATTTCGAAGGAGATATGGTTCGCAGAGACCTGAATGTGAACGCCATGATGGTGGATGCGGATGGAAAACTCTTCGGCCCCACTGAAGCCCTACAGAACATCAAGGACAAGACCCTCCAGAATGTCAGTGAGAAGTTCGCTGAGGATGCGTTGCGCGTTTTCCGAGCCGCACGATTCAGTGCTCAGTTTGGGTCAGAGTGGAGGGTCAGTCCCCAACTGGTGGACATGATGCACCGGATGCAACCTGAACTTCAATATCTTCCGGCTGATCGTATCAGGGAAGAAACTAAACGTGCGCTGGTCGGTAAAGTTCCCATGCGCTTCTTTGAAGTGCTGCGTGAGGGGGGTTGCCTGGAACCCTGGTTCAGCGAGTTCGATCAAAACTGGAGTCAAATAGCTGAATCGGTCAACTACGGTCATCAGAATGGCTGGGATTTTGACTTGCAGATCGTTGGGATTGAATCACAGCTTCCCATTCCGGATAGCCTGAATAACCGGCTTGGTCTGTCGAATCAGATCAAGCAGGCGGCTCAGTTTGTTAAAAAAAATAGGGGGAATATTAAACAAGCCAGGGCTCTTCCTAAAGAAACAGTAGTTGGGATCGTTCAAAGCGGGGTTAGAGGTGCGTTTGAGTTCGTGCAGCTACTGGACTGTGCGTTGCTCGGGACTAACCCAGACTCCAAGGACTTCTTACTCAAATGTGCGGAAGCCATCAAGGGCACCGATATGACAGGAGTGACAAGCCGCAATGAGGCTACAGAACGTTTGGTAGGGGCCATTTCAAAGGTCGGACACTCTAAGAGAGCTATGTCAGCACAGCAGGCAGTAAATGAGGCTGTAAAATTGATCACTCAAGAAGAGATCAAGCAGCCCAAACCGTGGCAAACTCCGCAATTTAGAGCGTGGTTTGGAGACTCCAAAGTCGTAAATAAGGATGGAACCCCCAAGCGCGTCATGCATGGAACCACTCATGAATTCGATCAATTTTCCTTGCACAATGCATTTGAGGAAGGCTGGTATGGCAAGGGGTTTTATTTTACAGATTGTGAAAAGGATGTGGAGAACTACGCTTCCTTAGAGGGGCCAGATCTCACGGCCAGGATAGAGTTGGTCGCTGAGCGTCTAATGGATGACGGGGGCGACTGGGAAGAGAGCATGGGAGAGGAGCATGAGGACAACTCAAAGAGTATCCGTGAGTTAGCTCATCAAAAAGCTCAAGAAATGATTGCTGGGAAGCATCACGGGACAGTTTACCTCACCTATTTGAAGATGGAGAACCCTGTTATTGTTACCCCCAACGGAGGAACCTATCTTGGGGGGGACAGTGGATCTGACCCAGAGAACGAGGATGAATGGCTAGATGGCCCCGAAACCACCAAGCTATACGAGGCGATTCAGGCTGCTTGCTCACAGTTTGGCCTAAATGAGAAACGTATCTGGGATAGCCAACTATCTGATAGGCTGTTGGAAGGCTGCACAGCTTACGAGTTTGAAAAAGACTTACGGGAGAATGATGAAACTTTAGATGCAGAGGGGGGAGCGGGTCCAGTGATATCCGCCATCTATGAGGCTATGGGGTTTGATGGGATCATTATGGATGCTAAGGCTCAATTCGGAAATGGGAATACGGGGATGAAGATGTCTCCTAAGACCCGCCATTACATCGTATGGAACCCCCGTCAGGTTAAGTCGGCTATAGGGAACAAAGGGACGTTTGACCCCTCCAGTCCCCTGCTAACGGCTGCGGTAAAGCCTAGAACGCAGGGTGGAGGATTGAACGTAGATCCTGTAGAACAGATAGTTGATGAGGAAACCCCAGAGAAAGAGAAGACCACCCCTCTGACTCAGGAGGAAGAGGATATGGCTAAGTCGCTGGCGGATAAGCGAATCAGCCCTGCGGCTCCAAGCAACGTGCTTAAGCCCGGTGCGATTGATCCGCATAGTCATGCCCAGAGTCAGCCCGACTTGAAAAAAATGATGGAGAACGAAAAGTTCGAGTTCAACGTCAACCTAGCGGTAGACAACTATCCTAACTTCAAATACATGCGAGAAGGTCGCTATAAGCAATTTGATGCTCATGAGAAGGCTGAGGAAATCATCAATCACATGGCTGCAAATTTGATTTGGCTCTATAAGACCTGGGATAAGGCCCTGTCAGATAGAGCCAAACTCTGGTATGTAGGGGGTAACCGTATAATCCATCGGTGGGCTGATAAGTTCCATCTAGACCCGCATAAAGTGGCAGCAGTGATTGCCGCTCTATCCCCACAGGCACATTGGTTCCAGAATGTTACAACCGCAGAGCGTACCATCGAAGCCTTGGTAGAACTCAAAGACTTCCGCTGGGATTGGAAGATGGACCGTGTGGCCCTGCATCGTAACTGGACCCCTGAAGACTTGGAAGATGAGATGAAGGAATCGGTCAAAGTCGGAGAGGCTGCGGAGAAGAAGAAAAACAAAAAGGAGAGTGCCAAGAAAGAGAAAGAGCCCAAGATCAAGTGGTCCGCAGCACTGGCTATCCCCCTGCTTCGTGGCAAGACTCTGAATGAAGTAATGACCGAAAACAGTCCCGAATCAGGCCGAGAGTACTTAGCCTCTGTGTGGATCAGGGCCTGGGCCGAAGGGCACACAGATAACAAACTCCGTGAAGTCACCCCAGAGGGGAACTTTGGGGACTGGTTTAAGACTGGAAAGGCTGACGCCAAAGTCCGTTGGACATCCTTCGCTGCCATTACCAAAGCTGTCCGGATTTTAGAGTCTAACTCTGTCAACGATATCTCTAAATTGGTTGGGACTAACCACAAGGTTCGCTCATTCTATAACAATCTCATCGCCCCTATGGCGGATGAAGGGGATGTAACAATTGATACCCATGCAGTTGCTGCCGCTCTTATTCGTCCGCTGAGTGGAGCTTCTGTAGAGGTGGCTCATAACTTTGGCAGTGGGTTTACCCCCAAAAAGGATAAGAACGGCAAAATTTGGGTTTGGGATGAGGATGAGGGGGAGTATGTCGAGGGGGATCCTGATGCAGAAAAGATCCCAGGACCAAGCAACAGTTCAATCACCGGCCTCAACGGACTCTATGCTCTTTACGCTGAGGCATACCGTAGGGCCGCGAAAGATCCTGCGGTGGGGGTTCTACCCCGCGAACTCCAGTCGATCACCTGGGAGGCTGTGAGAGCCCTTTTCAACCCGGCTGACAAACGGGACAAGAAGTTCATACGTATGGCAAACGAGATCTGGGCCTCGCACGATCCAGAGGATGGAGGGCTCAATGCCGAACAAGCTAGGGAAAAAATCACCGCTGTTATCAAAGAACGAAGAGGTGGAAAAGAAGTCTTCGAAACCCCAAGTTGGATCGGATCCGATCCTGAGATTCATGGAGACGCACAAGGTTCCTCTTACAAGAGAGGCTTATCTGGGTCTGGCATACCCGGATCACAAGCCGGGGGCATTACTCCCACCGGAATTGGAGGCGGAGCTTCCCGAAGAACTTCGAGAAAAATAAACTCCCCACTGCTGATGAAGATTGGAGCCCTGACGTTCAAACATGAGCACAGAGACTACCGATATGGACAGAACTACTTCGTCTTGTTTGCTTTTAACGGCAAGTTCTGTGTGGGTGAGATTCGCTACTCAGTTTATGAGGACGGCCCCTATATTGATAACATTGATGTAGGGAACCATGTTCTAACCAATCTAGAAACAAAAAAGCTCATGTCAGAACGGTTGCGTAAGGCAACTGATCCAACAGAGTATGTGGGCCATGAGATGCTCAAGTATTTACAAAAACTCTATCCGGATAAAGACCTTGGGGTGAGACATGCCGATGCCGCTAAGGGGCTAGATTTTGATGAAATGGAAACTGAATATGCCCCTCTGATGGATGAAAAAGAGGCGCTGACTAAAGAGCAACAAAACATTGACCAAGCTCTAGAGGAAAACTCCAAAAGGAACGTAGCTTATCAAGACTGGGAGGATCATTATAAGAAACTCATGGATCGTTGGAATTGGATTGACGACAGGCTCTACGAGATTGAGCAGGCTCTGAACGTCTACCCCACTCCGGTAAGACAGAAACGTCTTATCAGAACAACATAATTCGCAACCCTCTATTGAACTGTTTGGAGCCCCACATGTCTGAAGTCATCACTCTTCTTGCCTCTCTGGCTTCTCCGTTGATCCGTAAAGAGGCTATCAGCGAGAGGAAAATTGAGTTTCTATCCGGACCCACCCGTTACGGCCCGAAGCTCTATCACTACGTAACCACCCATAATCTGGTCAATCTGATGGATGAAACTCTGGGTGAAGAAGCAGAACAGAAAGAGGCGAAAAAGCAAAATGAGCAGATGCTTAATGCAAAATACGCTCAGATTCTGACTCAAATTGCAGCGGCTGACCCCACGGACGGGATCAACAAGAATGACTTTACTGAGTGGCTGTTGAAGGTCTGGTTGGCCATGGATGATGCGGCACGAGGTCACTGGGGTGAGGATACGGCAAATATCAAACAGAGCCTCACGGACTTTGTGGATCTTCGCAAGAGCCCGGAATGGAAAAAACAGGAGCTACCCACTGATTTGAATCGATTCTCTGATCTGGCAAATCTTAGAAGCACCTTGACAAAATTTAACTCCGCCTCAGATATCTATACTCTTCCTGAGCTAAGCCCAGAAGGGGCAACGATCATCTACCAGGATAAGACATATATTTTGTGGCAAGTAACCAGTGCAAAAGATCTGACCGCTTTATCTCGCTTCCCTGAAAACAACCCACCCGCATGGTGTACCAACGATGAGGGCACTGCTGCACGTTACCTTTCTTCTGGTCCGGACTATGTGGCTTATAAGAATGGAGACCCATTCTTTCAGCTTGACCCATCAGAAGATGAGCACCACGATAAATCCAAAGCTCAGTTTATGAGCCGCAACAATACACACATGTATGGGACTAAATTGATGAACCCAGAGTGTGCGGAACTGATTGAAAAAGCCCTCGCACATGGAAAAATGAATGAGAGGGCCAGAGAAGACCTAACTAAGACAATGGGATGTTACCAAGTTCCCAATTTAAATGACGCAGAGACCTTCTCCTACCTGCAAGAATACGTAATGGTTAATGGCGGAAATATAAAAAAGGATAAAAAGTTTCTGGATGCAGAAGAAAAATATGTTCGCCCCAGATATGAGCTTTTAGAGCCTGATGAGCTTCGGGAACTGTGTAACCGTTATGCTCGTACCGGAGAGGCGGTCGCCCCTTACTATGAAGCCAACAAAAATGTGACTGAAATATCCAAGAAAATTGATAATACAAAATCTTACACTGATTTTGTAAAATCAATGAGCACTCCAGACACAGACCCTAACCATCTCACACCCGCAGAGTATGGGTTGGCTTTTAGAATTGACCCGTTGTTTAAGAAGGTATTCAACCTCTTCTCCAAAGAATACGATTGGGATGAGAAGTTTGCAAAATTCAGAGCGGCTGTCAAAGAAGGAAGCGAAAAAGCTGTGAACGAGGGGGAGGCCCTAGTTAACCTTCTGAATAGCAAGTTCCCCAGCAGCACTTACAGCTATGATAGAAGCGATGGAAATGTCACTGGGTTCACCATCCAACTAATGGGGGGGTATGGGGCTCATGGGATGCAGACCAAGGATTTCACTAGAAATATGGCGGTTCAACCTTATATCAAAATGATCAAGAACATGTTCCGGCCCTTTGTCAATCAGGCTTGGGAGAAAGCTGTTGAACAGGCTAAGGCAGAGCCAGATTACGGTGTTGCACACCAGCTGCTGAAGGATGCGGGGGACACATACAAGCGTAGAGTATCGGGAGATGGGGGGGCAGAGGAACGCGCACAGGCGGCTGTCAGACAAGCTCTGAAGGATATCGAAATCCCAGCTAGGGAGAAGCTGGATGCAGCCTTAGCTGGGTTCACCAAGCTCAAGGAGGTGGCAACTTACGGACGAGAGAACTTCCTAAATGGTAGTCCCTTTAAGATCAGAAAAATTCCCTCTTGGGCACAGCCCTCCTTTGAGAAGAAGATCACAGAGATTGAGCTTCTTACTGAGAAAGCCATGGAGGACAAGCTCCAGAAAGTGGACAGAGGTGAAGTTAAGATTCGTACCACTCCAAAGCGTGAATATGAATTCTGGAAAGATAATCATCGGGATAAGGATCTTCCAGACCCAACGGACAAGGTGCTGGAGTGGGTCATCAACTCTCCTTCGTTTGATGATAACAACATCATGGACGCACTGATTGAAATGAAGAACATCTCTGCGGTCGGTGAGGCTTGGATATTGCAGAAGGCACGTTATATCGGATCATGGAGACTAGACAAATACATGGAGAAGTTCCATCCAAAACGATGGCCGGAATTGGAAACGGCGTATCCGGCTATTCTCGATGATGATGATTATGTCAATCGAGTATATGAAAAGAATGAGCGAATTCCTCGTCAGGAAGAGGCTATTCTGGCCGGAGTCGGACGAAGGAGAGGCGTCAGCAGTGCTATTGCATACATCAAAGAACGAATGAACAGTAAGCCATGGCCTGAACTTGAAAAAGCGGTAGCGAAGGAGTTCAAGAGCCGAAAGTGGTCTGAGAGCTTCTATGATGGTCCAGGAAATATAGCTGGGGAGATTCTTGAGTATATCGCTGAAATTAAAAAGAGTCGCTGGAAAGATATCGAAGAGAAAATGTTTGAGAACCAGGATTGGGGATATAAATACCTCTTCCAGGTGTTGGGGGCTGATGAGGCTTCTAAACGTATCCGTAAGCTATTGGATGAAGAGAGTGAGACGCTTCCTAGGGGGGAGAAACAATCTCGACTCCATCAGGTTCTATTCGCCAAAGTAATATCCTATAAGGAGTCCGTATGATAGGCAATGACAAAATGACTATTCCAGTAAAAGGTTATATTCGAGTATTCGAAGAGGCCAATCCGAAGAACATCATCTTCGAAGAGCATAATGTGATATGCCTGAATACGCAGTATCTGTTCGCTAGAATGATGGCCAATATCGCAGATCCGGTCGCCGGGGTCTGGGGTCTTGCGATTGGGGCGGGTGCGCCAGACTGGCCACTCAACAATCAACCGGATGCGTTGCCCACCCAGCAGAACATCATCACTCCCATCCTTCGTAAGCCCTGCCGCTACATTCAGTTCGTGGATGTGAACCTGAATGTTATTCCGAGTGGGGGGTTCTCCAACATAGTTGATTTCCAGACTATTCTGAACGCGACAACTGATAGCATCAATACCCCCATCAGAGAGCTAGGGCTCATCGGTGGAGGCAGCACTGCTTCGTCTACAAACCTTCAGGTAGCCCCCTTCTTCAACAATGCCACTCAGTCTAGTATCAACGATACAAACACGGCCCTCCTGATCAATTACAAAACTCTCCCGCCCCTGGTGCTTCCAGCCGGAATCAATTTCATCATGAGTTGGGTCTTGACATTCTAAGAGGCCCAAATGCCATCTTCATTATTAACCAGACAAGCCATTCTGATTGACGCAGCCGCTTCAGCAAATAGACAGCAGGCCCTATTGGATAAGTATCCCGTGGACCGAGCGGAGGTGGAGCAACTTGCGAATGTTGACCCTACTCCTAATGGCACCTACACGGAGTTCCTTGTCAGAGAATTCACGAAGAGGCGGTTTGGTCTCAATCGGATGGCTCTGGATGAAGCACATGATGCGTTGGTTAAATTCAATCGACTGAAGAACTCACAAGAGTTTCGAAATATGCCCAATACCCATACGGATATTTTGGCCTATGATTACCACACATTCTTAGCCCAAATGGCAGAAGCAGGACGGGCACAGCTATCAAAAAATGAGCAAGAACGAGAACTAAAGCGCAGAAGGCAGAAATATTTAGACGAGGGCTGTGAGTTGTTGACCGAGCAAAGAGGGTATGCCTTCTTCAAAGTCACCACTCCAGAGGCGGCAGTCCTGATGGGCCAGGGCTCTCACTGGTGTACAAAAGATGAGGCTACCGCACGTAATTATTTGCGCCGTGGGCCACTCTATGTGATAACTCAAGAAACTGAGGGGGGAAATTACGGATCAGACCGTTACGCTCAGTTCTCTATTCCCAGTAGTGCCTATGATATTGCTGCATTCGAATGTCAAGATGTGGACGGAAATGACTTCGGGAGTAAGGAGGCTGGGGATCGCTGTTACTACTTTAGTAATAAAGACTATTGGTGGCTTGTGGAAGTGCTAGAAAACTATGATGAAGTCCTGACCTTCTGGGTAAAAGAGGGATACGTTTTTAATGATTATGATAATATGCGCTATCTCGAACAATGCTCAGAGTGCGGAAAATATGTGGATGAGAACTCAGAAGATTTATATTATACAGATGATGGGACTTTCTGCTGTAGAAGCTGCTTCTTAGCTCATTACGAAAACAAAATTGAAGAAGAAGTGCATCGTCTGTATCACCCAGACTTAGAAGAGCATGACAAAATTGCAGCGGAAATAGAATTTTACATCAATAGCCCTGAATCCCCAGAGCATAAATACTTTGCTCTAGTGGATCAAGCCAAGCAGGTTGAATACCCAGATACCGAAAAATGGGGGTTTGCCACCCAACTTTCTAATGCAAGGGGCTGTGCTACCGTCTCGCAAGAGAAAATCGATAAGATGATACCGGGCGTTAGAAAAGAAGACGGAGAGCGAGTTTACAAGCATTTGAAGGGGCTGATGGACCAGCTTAAGGATGAGGATGACTTGATTGAGGCAGCCTTTGACTATGTGAAAGAAGAGTTTGCTCCGGAAAATATGGATGTGGCTGAAATTTTACGCGAGGGGGGCTACATAGACACCCAGCCTAAAAATAGCTCTCTGTTGAAGAAAGCTCGTAAAAACATTGGGGCCACCCTCACGGAAGAGCCAGAACAGGCCGATATTCTCACCAATTACCCAGTCCCTCAAGATATTAAAACCGCATCTCTAGCCTTAAAATCTGAATTTGAAAATTACAAACAAGGACGAAAAGGGACACTGGAAAACGGACTTGTTGACTCTTTTTTGAAGGGGTCTGAAGTCTGGAAAAAGTTAGCGACTGCTCTTAACTCTCAAAACAGACGACTTGTCTTACAGGAACTAAGCCGCGAGGGAATCCAAAGAGGACATGCCAATGTCAGACACAGTTCGCAAATGGGTGATGGAGATCCAAGACGATGAGGACATGATCCGTATCCTTCTAGTGGGGGAGCGGCAGGCGGAATTGAAATACATCGCAATGTCTCAGCTAGATGCAACTGAATTAATTTCAGCCCTCGAATGGGTCGATAGCTTTCGCAATGGGATGGTGGGGATACCCAAACCAGCCAAGAGGAAACGTGTGATTAAACCTAAACCTAAGACGGTGATTCTGGAGCTTGAGGAGAATCAGAACCAGAAGTCGCAGGGCTAGTCTTCCTTAGCTCTGCCCTCAGTCTGGCTGTTTCCTTACGATGGCAAGCTAGACAGAGAAGTCGGAGATTCTCTTCCCCACACTGCCCCCCACCCTTGACGACCTCCTGAATGTGATCGATATCATAGAAGGTGGATCTCCCATGAGTATTCACCCATTCCATGTTGTGGAGGTCAAAAAACTCCACCTGGAGCGCCTTCATAGCGTGGCGGTAATTCTGGTGCCCTGCATAGACTGGGCTCTTTTGGAGTTCCTGTATGTGATCGTTGACATACCGCCAAAGTTGCCATACGAATCCTTTACAGTCCAAACCACATATCTGACAAATGTATTTGTCTCGTTTGGCAATGTAAATTCGAATATAACTTGCACTGGATCTGATGTTAAACTCGTGCACACACTCATCCGAACAAAAAGTTCGTCTCTTTTTACTCAGACGATGAACATCCAAGCCGCACCAGCGACATAGTTTATCTGTCTTGGCCCTTTCGGATGATTCAGCCTTTTGTTCTGGGGTGAGAAATCGGGTCATTTCTCTTTCGGTTCGGTCGGTGTTTCGACTGGGAATACCTCCAAGTCATTCTGAACCTGCATCTCACCGATTATCGAATCGATGTAATATCCGAAGTAGCTGGTCTTCTGAAAGCTGTGGCCTCCAGGTTCAAGCCGAAAATAGCCTTTTAGAGGGATGTCTTTAAATTTCATATGCTTCCTTTCCATACCTTATAATACTTACTTTGGAAGCTGCTCGAACATGCGAAGCTGCCAATCCGCATACCACATCTGAAATTGCATGGAGGGGCCATCACGGAAGAACCAAATGGCGGCAAGCCAGAGGGGCCAAAAACCCATTCAAAAGTATTCATATGACTCCTATAGAACTGAAAAAGGGGCCATGAGGCCCCTTAGTTTACTGCCTACCCTACTTATTACCCAATGCTGCACCGAGTCAGAAGGGTCTGTTTGGTTCCCTTGTAATCGGTGTGATCCTTGACCGTGCCCTTGACGCTGTAGGTCTGGCCGATTTCCATGGAAGGATTGGAGGTAGCCTTCCAGACGATGCAGTTACCCTGCTCGTCGTTGAAGATGAACATGGTGGTAGTGCCATAAGCCGTGTCGTAGGAGTAGATGTTCTTGACGGTGAGGGTCAGAATAACCCGTTCACCCTTGGTGGCGACCCACTCACTAACAGTACGGGGCTTGGGGGCCAGCGCAGCCTTGGCAGCCGCTTCAGCCTTCTTGATCGTATCGATCCAGATCTTGGTAGCGTAGGCGACGAGACCCTGGTAGCGGAGCGACTGGGCCAGGATGGCGACCCGGCAGTTGTGCTCGAACTCGCTCAGGTTGTCCTTTTCCATCCAGAAGTCCACGGCCAGTTCCTGGACGCTCTGTTCGCCGTAGGTGGCCTTGAGCCAAGCGGAACGCTCTTCGTGAGCGGCGTAGAAGGCAGCCCGTTCCTTGGCATCAGCGTAGCTGCTGAGGGGGGCATCCAGGTAGGAGGCATAGTCGGAGGTGCTCTGACCCTCGGTCTCCTGGGCCTGCTTCTTGGTCACGAAACCCTTGGTCGAGGCGACCCAGGCGATGGTGGCGATGAAGGAGGCGGTGTCTTCGTAATGTTTGCGGCTCCCACCGGCCATGCCCCAGTCGTCGCTGTCGAGGATGGAGTGAACGTGGTAGGAAGTGCTGAGGATCTTCGCAACGTCCACACCGAAGTAGATATCGACACAGGTGTCACCGATATGCTTCTGGGCACCAGTGAGGTCGATGACGATCCAGGAGCCCTTACGGTTGCGCTTGAAGCCGCAGTGCTGGCATTCGATGGCAGCGGTGCGGTAAGCATCAAGGTTACCCTCGTAGCCACCGATGCGGGTAACCATGTTGAGCCCTTCGACGTTTTCGATACGGGCCACGACCTGGGTGCCAGCAATGCGGATCAGTTCCTCGGGGACGGTGATTTCGGCGTCATAGACCACGTAGGTGATGTTCTGGCCACCCTCGGTGGTGCAGTTGACCTTGCGGGGGGTGACGGAGGCGACGATCAGGATCGGCAGGCCCATCTTCACCAGGGGCTTGTTCGCCTTAGCGACCAGTTCGTTCATGCGGGTCTCAGAGCGGAAAGTGAACATGGGTTAATCTCCTCTACCTCTATTATACACAGGTTTCGGAGATTTTGTCCATGTTTTTTGCGCTGCTCAGAGCTTTAATTTCAGGTTCCAGGGATCCTTTCCCTGTAACCGTTTGTGTTCACAATCCACCCATTCTTTAAGCTCAACCTGGAGCTTATCTTTGGGCGTGTAGGACATGAGGCCGCAACGGGTGAGTCGCCGTTGAATCTCTTCGTCTCTCATGATTTGATAGATGCCCCAACAGGTGCCGATTCCAATCAGGAGGAGTAGTATTCCTGCGATGGTGTGCATATTATTCCTCCTCCTCTTCTTTCTTATCCCCACAGAAGTGGCTGATGAGGGAGGAGACGATTACGACCGTTCCAATCCCAATCCACCCATAGGCCGCTGTTGTCATGCAGCCGATAGCGATGCTGATGATGACGCCACCCAGTATGAGACCTTCCTGATTGCTGTTTGTCATGCTATTTCCTTTCGAGACCGATGTCCTTGACACCGAAGATGTTACGCGCACAGTCGCAGCCGATCCACATACCGATGTGGCCAATCCTGCGGTCATCAGCTTCGATGGGAACGAACCGGCCCGAAGGGATGCTTTTACCACAGGCTTCACAGTTGCAGTTCAGGCCGCTGAAGCGCGTGACCATATGCTTGGTGCCGGGGGTCCACGCCACGTAATAGGCTTTTTCCAGAAGGGCATATGAACCATCCCTGCTCATCATGATCTTCCCAAAATCAGGGCTCTTGCTATCCGCATAACGCTTGGGGACCAGACGGTACTTGATCTCAGCCATCTTGATGGTAGGGAGATCAACCCGCAAATCCATATCCACCAGGGTAGCGGTGACACGAGGAGAGAGGCCAATGTCGGTGATGACGGGCTTGGGACGGGCCTCCGTAAGAGCCGCACAGATGATCCGCTTCTCTTCGCACAGAGCCACCCACGCTTTGATGAACTTGACGGAGTGCTTGCCACGGATCAACTTTTCGGTGCGGTCGGACTTCCAGGTTTCCAGCCGATTGACGAGGTAGTCCACGTTGGTGTGGGTTGGATGCCCGTAGGCGAGGCACATGTGCAGGGCGAATTGAGGCTCATGATCCGGATTGGGGATCTGCTCTTCGAAGGTGCCGTAGGTGTTGGTAATCATCTTACCCGTCCCCATGTAGCTGCTGGAGTCGGGGATGCGGATGCCAGTGCCCTGATAGAAGCCGCTGTCGGCTTTCACGGAGCCCCGGAGCACCCAGGCGTCCTGAGCAGCGGAGGTATTGATGACCTGGACGGACTCATCGAACTTCCTCAACCACGCACCCTTCTTTTCGTTCCGGATGATGGCGACCAGTTCAGGGTTCAGACCGTTCATGGGTAACTCCTCCACAATCAGTATACCGCAGAATGAAGAGTTTTGTATAGCGAAATTTAAAGGTTCAGTTTTTTCTTGAGACGATTATACTCCGCCAAGTCCTTTTTATTTCGCTTTTCCCATTGCAAGTAAACATCAACTACATTCTGAGCACCTTTGGTCAGACGAAGGGACGAACGGAAATCTGGCCTAAAATCCAAATAGTCCTCAATGCTTCTCAGCAGGGCCTCCCTTGGCTTACCCTCAATGGGGCAGAATACGATCCAGGTATCTGAAGTATCGGTTCCGGTTTGCCGATGGTCAATATCATGACCCTTGATCCATTGTTTAGACAACCAGATTATGATTTCCGGAGGGGTGACAGGGGGGTGGGTGGGCTCAATCGGAGTGGTCATAGGTTGGGGGCCGGTTCCCAGAGGGCAATGCTCATCACCACAAAACCGGGCTTCTGTTCAAAGTCGGTTAGGTAGGTCACACGAGCATATTGGGTGTGGCC